AGGAGGGCAGATTATGCTTGGGGATACATCTGGGACCAACTGGATGCCGGGCGGCGAGCCGACAGCCGACGGGATGGAGACATCTCTGCTGGGTGGGCGAGCAATGGAAGTCTCAGGGGATGTCTGCGGTAAATGCGATGCCTACAAGGCCGGGTGGTGCGGAGAGCGCGGCCTAGCGGTTGGCGAGCGGGACCCGGCCTGCGTGATGTTTGTGGCCGAGGAGGGGTAAATAATTCTTGCGATGGATGATAGGCGAAACCTATAGCCATTTTTCAGGACCAATTTTTGCTTAAACCTTAATATCTATTTGATTTGTGTAAATAAACAGCCAATCAAGCAAATATCGCGCCTGTTAGGTTTTGCCTATACATGGAACAAAAGCCCCTGATGTACCCCGCAAAGATCGGGCGCGGATCGTCGTGACATTACCTTGAAGGTAATTCCTCACTGGCTGCCCGCCCATGTCCGACTCAATTTCGACGGCTTTTTCCGACTTCGCTCCCGCAGACGAACGCGCCGATGCTCAGGGTGCGTTACAGCAGGCTCATATGCCGACCGCCTCTGACCTGCTGCCGTCCCCTGCTGTGCAGGAGTTGATCGACCATATCCAGGATCAGTACGCGGAGCAGCAACTTATCAAGTCGGCCCGGATTTATCCTTTTCCTGGCCGGCCAGAAAAGCCTATTGGTATGCAGTCCGTGTACCTGGACGGCTTGCAGGTGTTCGCCAGGGGGGACTATTTCGAACGCCCCAATCCGGTCGGATTCGAGATGCTCCGCACCATGGTGGAGCAGACGCCGGTCTTGAATGCGATCCTGCTGACCCGGATTCGCCAGGTGCAGCGGTTTGCGGCGCCCCAAGATGGCGGGCGCGGTACGGGCTTTCTGATTACCCATCGTGACCGGCTGCACAAGCTAACCAAGTCAGAAACCGAACAGACCCAACTGCTATCCCGGTTCCTGTCCAACTGCGGCTGGGAATTCAATCCTCGCCAGCGGCGCCGCCTGAAGCGCGACACGCTCTCCCAATTCCTGGCTAAGATTGTTCGTGAGTCGCTGACCTACGACGCGGCGGCCATCGAAACTGAATCCAAGCGGGACAAGAAGAAGGGGTTCGACGGGTTTTATGCCCTGGACGGCTCCACGATCCGCCTCTGCACGGACGAGGTCTACCGGGGCGACGACGAGATTTTCGCGGTGCAGGCGATCCAGGGTCGAGTGGTAACTGCCTACACCCACGACGACCTGATTTACGAGCCGCGCAACCCTCGGGCGGATGTCCGCCTGGCGGGGTATGGCCTAGGTGAAACGGAACTGCTGGTCAAAGTGGTGACCGGATTCCTAAACGCGATGACCTACAATTCCAAGGGGTTTGACGACAACACGATCCCCAAGGGTATTCTGCACCTGACGGGCGAATACGATGGGCGCGACCTGGCGGCCTTCCGCCGGTACTGGAACGCCATGGTCAAGGGCATCAACAATGCCTGGACCCTGCCGGTGATGGTCTCCAAGGATTCAGACTCTAAAGCCACCTTCGAGCGAATCGACGCCGGGTTCGATGAGATGCACTTCTCGAAATGGATGACGTTCCTAGTGAGCATCATCTGCGCGATTTACGGCATGTCGCCTGCGGAAATCAATTTCGACAGCTTCACGGCTGGCAACACCTCGGCCCTGTCCGGATCCGACACCAGCGAAAAGCTCGCGTCGTCCAAGGATTCGGGTTTGCGCCCTCTCATGGCCTATCTGGAGTCCCTGCTATCCGATTACTTGGTGGCGGACTTCTCCGACTCTCTGGTGTTTCGCTGGACTGGCCTGGACGGCGAGGACGAGGCGCAACGGCTAGAGATTCGGAAAACCATCCTGACGCTGAACGAAATGCGGTCGGAGGAAGGATATGACCCTCTCAAGGATCCGATTGGCGACGCACCGCTGAATCCGTCCCTGATTGGACCCTGGGTCCAAATGCAGCAGCCCGCTGAGGGCGAGGAGATGGGGCCAGGGGGAGAGCCGGAAGGGGGAGAAGAAGCGCCGACCCCGGAACAAGAAGGCATGGACGAAGCGGGTGATGACAAGGAGGATCCCGCCGAGCCTGACGTGCCGAGCATTGACCCAGAAACGCTCATGCCGATCACCAAATCCTTTGGTGCGGTGGTTCCTGACATTTGGAGGATCGTCGGATGAGTCGCAGCTTCTCGGTGTTGGTTTTCCTGCTGCTGTCGTTCGCTTGCTGGCCTGAGCAACAAGGCCTCGCCGTTGTAGAGTCCGTCGTATCGGTTCATGACGGAGATACCTTCTCGGCCAATATCGCCGGATGGCCCCCAGTAGCGGGTTATCGGATCGGCGTCCGGGTGGCGGGGGTCGATACGCCGGAGATGATCGGATCCTGCCCGTGCGAAACCGCCATGGCAAAGGATGCGAGAACCTTTACCTTGAACAAGCTTCGCCAAGCATCGGAAGTGCGGTTGGTCAATATCCGCCGGGACAAGTACTTTCGGATCCTGGCAGACGTTTGGATTGATGGGGAAAGCCTGGCTCAGGAATTGATCAACGAAGGCTATGCCCGGCCCTATGCAGGTGGGAAAAAGCAGGGTTGGTGCCCATGAGCCTGATCGATCTGGCTGGTGTGCCGCCCTGCGCCTGCAATCACGGATTGGAGGAACTGCACAAGGCGCTATCGGAAGGCCCGGACTTGTCCATCTGGCGCCCCCACGACAACCCATGGCTGACTGAGATTTGCGAGGAATTCACCCGGCGCGGTCAGGATCGGCTATCCGGCATCCAAGCGGGTCTTTTCCTGGCCCTAGGGATGGCCGACCAGGAGATGGTGCTACGGAAGGCGGAACTCCCTCCGGGGGAATCGGAAGGACTCAAAGCTAGGCTGCAAAAGCCGCTGGGAGAATACACCCCTGCCGACTGGACGCACCTAGTCCAGACGTTGGTTCGCTCCCACATGCACCCAGAAGACCTACAGGCGCAAGCGGATTGGCTGTCGTTCCGCGCTTTTTTGGCCGGTCGGGTGGCCGCGTTGTCGGATCAGTTTCCCGACTGGAAACCCGTGCAATCCCTGTTGACCCTGGTCACTCGGCCCGACCAGGGGACCGCCCCGCCGCTGTCCATGAGTATGTACCGCGCCTGGGACTGGGCCAGGGACCGAATCGGCATGTTCCTAACCCACATGAAGGAAACCACCGAGTTTCGGATCCGTGACGCGGTTTCTGCCCACATCCAGCAGCACGGACTATCAAGCCGCGCCAAGCTGCAATCGACCCTGCTGGATACGTTCGGGTCCCTGAACCGGGATTGGCGCCGGATCGCCATTACCGAGGCGGGCGAGGTGGCCAACCAGGCTTACCTGGGTGAGCTTAAATCCGGCACCCAGGTGCGTCGGATTGAGCATTATGTCGGGGCTTGCCCATTTTGCGCGATGTTGAACGGCCAGGTTTTTACCTGGTCGGATCGCCCCCTCAACGACTCGTTTGGCTGGACCCATGTCTGGCCCGGAAAAACCAACGTGGGTCGGTCCATGTCGGCCCGCAAGCAGACTGAAGGCGGCCTAGTGGAGCGCACCGAATCAGAACTCTGGTGGCCTGCCGCCGGTGTACAGCATCCCCACTGTCGCGGGCGCTGGGAGGCTATTCCGGACCCCAAGGCGCCCCCTGGCGTGGACCAAGCCTTCCATGACTGGGTGAAGAGCGAATTGGATAACGTCAAGCTCCCGACCCCTCGCAGTGGTTGATTGGTTCCCTCTTTTCGTCGTGACGGCATAGTTCGTTCATTCACCCTAATGAGCGCACCTTATGCCTGTCTCCTATCAGCTATCCGCGCCTGAGAGTTACCGGCTCGCCACGGCTCCTGACCTTGCCCGCACCTGCAACGGTTGCGGCACCAAAGGTCTAGGCGGCTGGCTGGTTCCGGACACCCTGTTTGGCCTGGACATCGGCGAAGCCTGCGACATCCACGACTGGCGGTATGCCGAGGGGAAGACCTGGACGGACAAGGAGGTGGCCGACCGGGAATTCCTGGCCAACATGCTAACCATCATCCGAGCCGAAACCGGCCTTATTGCTGCATTGCTCAAGCCGTTTCGTCTGCATAGGGCTAATGCCTACTTCAACGCCGTTCGAGTTTTTGGCCGTGCCGCCTACGCCAAGGGAAAAAACCTATGAAAATTTTGCTGCCTCTGCTGTCCCTGTTGATTAGCGCTTGCTCTGCCCAGGACGTGGTGACCGGAGCCCAGATCTCTACTGACCTGGCCGTAGCCCAATCGTCCTATGCCGAAACTCGGGCATCGGTGGAGCGTCGCCTAGCCTCCCTGTCGGAGGAAAAGGCTGCCGAGGTGCGGGTGTTGCTGGCGGATGCGGACAGCCTGAAAGCGTCCATTGAATCAATTTGGAACGACAAGCTGATTCCAACGGCGGCTGATGTGGTGGTTCTGTACCAGTCTGGCGTTGTGCTGTATGCCAGGGGGACCGCCCTGGTGGCGCCTCTGATGTCGGCCATGCCCATCGCCGACCAGATCCGGGTCCGTCGGTTCGGCGAAACCATGCAATCCCTCGGCGAGCATTACCAAGCTTGGCAGGCGAGACCAACCGCACAGTCTCAATCCGCCTTCCTCTCTAGGGGGTTGGAACTCGCCAAGATGGCCGTGCAGATCGGAATGGTCGTGCTGTGAGGGAGGCTCCGCAATGTCGAGCCACGTTCAGGTTTTAAGTGCTGGCATCTGCTTTAGGAATGTGGTGCGACAATGCAAAATGAGAACAATCTTCACGATCTGACTGAGCGCATGGCGATCCTGGAGCAAGACCTATCTTCTCAAAAAGCTCGCCTGGCAAAGATGGAGGAGGCAGTGACAGAAATGATCCGCGAGGTGCGGGGAGACTTCCGGGCGGCTGTTGCTCAGATGCAGCATTCGCTAGGCCAAGTCCAGACCACGGTGACCCACGAAATTCAGTCCATCATGGCTCGCCACGAATTGGCCGAACGTGTGCATTGGGACAGTATCGAGCAGGCACGCATGGACCGCGCCGACGACGAACGCCGGTACAAGACCAACACCTATGTAAGCCTGGCCGGAGTATTCGTCGCCCTGGTCGCCATTCTCGCCACTCTGTGGGTTGGCCGTGGCTAGAGTCATGGTCGCCATCAATGCCTGCCTGGCCCTGGTGATCGTGGGCTATCTATTTTGGTCGGCTCCGTCCCTGCGCCAACAGGCCAGGGACGAAAAGCTCGCGGTCGAACAGGCCAAGCAAGGCGCACGGTTCACGGCGGACGATGGGCGCCAACTCTGCTGGGCAGTCGCTACGGCCCACCCGGAGATTATCCCCATGCTCCCGCCGGTGTGCCTGCTGGGCATTTCGTCGGCCCCCTAGGCTGTCGTGACGCCACGATTCCGGCATGGAAACGCACACCTCCCTCCTGTCAATCACGGGATTTTTTAAAGCCGAGGCTGCCCAAGAGGGCGCCATGCGCGTCCTGTACATGCAGGCGTCCGACGAGTCCACGGACTTGCAGGGCGAGCGGTTGCTGGCGAAGTCCCTTCAGGATAGCTCCGAGCATTTCCTGCGGTACGGGAATATCGACCTGGACCATCGGTCCATTCTGCCCCCGCGCGTCCCGAACGAATCCACCTATCTGTGGGAAATCGGGCATCCGGTAGATGTTTCGTTCGTCAACGACCGGACCTTGGTCAAGGCGGTCCTGTATTCCGGCGACGGGCCTATGGCCCAAAACGCCAACATGGTCTGGGACTCACTGACCAACGTGGCGCCCCCGGTGCGCTGGTATCCCTCGGTCGGCGGCGCAGTGCTGCCGGGCGGCAAGGAAACCGCCATCGACCCGGTGACCAAGGCCAAGGTGAGCCTCATTAAGTCGGTTCGCTGGTCAAACATCGGCCTATCTCGCACCCCCGTCAATGTCTCGGTGCCCTCGGTATCGGTGATTGGCGCGGACGTTTTCGCTAAATGCCTAACCCTTGATGGGCATTTCGACCTTGCTAAAGCACTGGAAGCCGGGACCGGGACGGATATGTCCGCCCTGACCGGCGGCGCCGCCCTGGCCTGGCAATCCCTGGACCCGCACGTCCAAGCGACCTTGCCGGCCTATTCCGATGTCCGGGAAGCCTTGGCGCGGCATGTCCGCGCGAATCCTGGTGGATCTCTATCTCTGGCCAGCCTAACGGCCGAGGTGGTTCGTGTGTTCGGTGTGCCGGCGGATCCTGCGGAGAGCCTGGTACGAAAATTCTTGATAAACCTGAAATCTTCGCGGAGGAATCCATGAGCGAATTCGATAAGTTGCTGGCGGAATTGGACGAGCTTTCCTTGGCGAAGTCTCAGACCGGCCAGATGGAAATGTTCGGTAAAGCGGACAAGCCCAGCGCCCAGAAGGGCGACGAGGACGAGGATGACGACGACGCCTGGGACAAGTTTGCCGAGGACGAGGACGAGGACGACGACGACGAGGACGAGGACGAAAAGCCCATGGGCAAGTCGTTCTCTGTGACCCTGCCGGGCGGCGAAGAAGTCGAAGCCCTGGACGGCACCCTGCTGGTCAAGGCGCTCCGGGACGACCTGCTGTCCTCCCAGGGCGAGGTTCGTACCTCGCTGAATCAGATCGGCGAAGTCCTGACGCGCACCACCGCGATGCTCAAGTCTTTAGCTGGCGACAACGCTGCCCTGCGCGCCGAAATGGATGCGCTGGCGTCTGCCGGCCGGGGTCGCAAGTCCGCCCTGTCCGTGCATGAAAAGCCCGCGACGACTGTGGCGCCTACCCAAGTGGTCCCCTCGCGCAAGGAGATCCTGGCAAAAGCCATGGATGCCATGAACGCGGGCCGGATCTCCGGTTACGAGGTGGCCCTAGCCGAGGGCTGCCTGAATCGCGGACAAGCGATCCCGGAAGCCTTGGCGGCCCGGATCGGCTAAGAATTTTTTACTTTTTTCGGAGTTTCGAGCATGTTTAATCTTAGCGAAGTGAATGCCGCATCCGGTGTCGGCGGCGGCATCCTGCCCATGCAGATGGGTGACCTGGAAGCCCTGCGGAAATCCTTGGATGCTGGCACCGCGACCGATGTGGCCACCTTTACCGGCGGTCAGGCCCTGTCCATCCAAAGCCTGGACCATACCCTTCAGGCCACCCTGGCGGACAACAAAGAATTTAAGTTGTTCAACGCCCTGGCCAAAATGCCCGCTGGTAACACGGTGGACGAGTGGACCGAGGCGACCAGTCAAGGCGGGTTCCCCGGTTCCTCGGCCAACACCCAGACCGGCACCATTGCGAGCGCGCAGGGCACCTATGCCCGGCGTACCGCCCTGGTCAAGTTCCTCATGACCCAGTGTCAGGTGTCCTTTGCCCAGTCCCTGGTCGATACCATCGTCCAGTCCGAGGCCCAGGAAAACCAGATGGGCACCCTGCGCTTGCTGCGGGACGTGGAGCATCTGTCCTTCTATGGCGACTCCGATGTGGTCCCCACCGAGTTCGACGGCATCGCCAAGCAACTGATTAGCCTGGGCTCCAGCGATCACATTATCAGTGCTGGCGGCGGCCCGCTGTCTGGCACCGGCTCGACCGGCCTTCAGACCATTGCGTCTGCTGCCGCGACCATCGGCGGTCTGGGCAACTTCGGCACCCCGACCCACCTGTTCGCCTCCCCGCTGTCTGCCAGCGACCTGGACGTGAACCTGGATCCGGCGTACCGCGTACCGCTGAACAACGGTGCCGCTGCCAACCTGGGCACTCCGGTTCGTGGCATCGTGACCGCTCAGGGCGACATCGGCATCGAGCGCGACGTGTTCCTGTTGGATCAGAACAGCCAGAAGCCGTTTGAGGTGGATTACTCTGCCATCGCTGCCAGCAACGCTACCGCGCCTGTCAGCGTGACCGCTGTAGCCGCTTCCGACAGCGCGTCCAAGTTCACCACCGGCTGGGATGGCAACTACTACTATGCCGTGGCCGGCGTGACCAACCTCGGCCAGTCCGTGGTAACCAAGTCCATCCAGTACGCGGTGGCGGTGGGCGACAAGGTCACCCTGACCATTACCGCTAGTGCTGGCGGCACCGAAACCGGCTATGCCATCTACCGTTCCCGCCGGAACGGCACCAACACCACCGCCGACTTCCGTCTGGTGGCGCGGGTGGCCAAGGGCGGCGCGACCACGACCTTCGTCGATTACAACGACGACATTCCCGGCACCTCCAAGGCGTTCCTGCTGAACCTGAATCCTGGGCACACCGCCATTACCTGGCGTCAACTGCTGCCCCTGACCCGGTTCAACTTGTACCCGACCAATGCTGCCGTGATTCCCTGGGCACTCCTGTTGTTCGGCTATCTGCGGATGACCAAGCGTCGTCATCACGTCATGATCAAGAACATTCTGCCCACCACGGCTACCTGGCTGCCCAAGGGTTAAGTTCAGTCATCAGCCCTTTGCCCTGGGGCGACTCAGGGCATTTTTTTGGAGCAGAACGAATGTCTCTTGAATCTCAGTTGAACAGCCTGGCGCCTGCTGCGAAGCGGGCTTTGCTGGGCACCCAGGTTGCTAACCTGATTACTACCGTCAACGCCCTGGTGGCGGATGTGGCGGCGATCTTTGGCAAGAACCAATTTGTGATTTCCGCTACCACCCTGGCCATCAAAGCCGGGTCCTCTGCGGTGGTGAAAAGCTCCGGGGCATTTTCGGCCCTGGCGGCTGGCTCGTACCAGGCCAAGTCCGCCAATACCGACATGGCCGCCCTGGTAGGCACCCTGGCGACAGCCAAGTCGGCCCTGTGGGCGTTCTACATCGACTCTGCTGGGACCCTATCCACCAGCAGCAAGACGGCGGATGCCGCCAATGCGGCGGCGGCTCTGGCCTTGAAGCCGACGATCCCGGACAACAAGGTGGAACTGGGTTACATCATCGTAACCAACACCAGCGGTGGCAACTTTATCGGCGGCACCACCGCACTCGATGCGGCTGGGATTGCGGTCACCTATGTGAACACCGCAGCCATTGCTCAGACGGCTGCTGCCTTGACTGCGCTGGGTTAACCCATGGTCCGTGTGCTTTGCACCCTGCCGAACGCCGGGGACGAGATCTCCGGCGTTCGGTTTGAGTCTTGTCCTGAAGGCAAGATTTCCGAACCGATTTCTCCGGAAGTCGGCGCGGCTTTTCTGCGGGTCGGCGGTTATCAGGTAGTCCCTGAGCCTCAGCCTGCTGTCGAAACCGAACCCCGTCGCCCTCGCGGGCGCCCAGCCAACAGGGAATAACCCATGGCCGCAACTTACCAGATCATCGAGAAAAACGGCGCCGGGGGCACCCCGACGGACAAAACGGCAGGATCGATCCGCTTCAAGAATGCCGATAACGCGCTGGTGGATACCGGCAACCCGATGGTCAAGCCTGCTGCCGGAACGGACTATAGTTTTGAGAAGTGGCTTCGGCTGAATATTACCGGCGGATCCTATACCGAAATCTCCAATATCAAGATTTATTCTGATGGCGGTAATGGCCTGGGTGCTGGCGTGACTCTGTACGCCAAGGCGGTAGCTTCCTATGCCACCCCGGCGGAAGCAACCGGAACGGCGGGCTACACCAGCCTGTTTTCCTACACCTCGGGTTCTCCGCTGAGCCTAGGAGCGGGTCCGTATTCCGGGACCGGCGAGAAGGGCGACCATGCGGTTCTGATGATGGCCATCGACAACACGGTCTCCGGCGGGATCACGCCGTCAGAGACCATTTCGTTTGGTTGGGATGAAATATAGCACCCGTTGTATAATGTCAACTCCTGCATAGGAGGCGGCAAATGACAAAGCGATACTTGGTCGAGCGGTGGAGCAAATACCGCGTCGAAGCCTTTTTACAGCGAGTGGATAAGCGTGATGAACAGGAATGCTGGAACTGGACGGGATACCAAAGGCGCGGGCCAAAAAACCCGACGCCTTATGGCATGCTGGGTTGGAAAGGCCGCACCACCAGTTCACACCGCGTCGCGTTTGAACTTGTTCATGGCGAAATACCGGAAGGCATGATGGTGCTGCATACCTGCGACAACACCCTCTGCTGCAACCCGGCACATTTATACCTGGGAGACCACGTTCAAAACATGCGCGACATGGTGGATAGGCAACGTCGCAAGGGTGTCGCCGCCGGTTCGTCGAATGGCCGATCAAAACTGTCACAGGAGCAGGCAGCGGAAATCCGCGCGCTCTATGCCGATGGCAGTCTGTCTCAAGAGAAAATCGCGGCGCGTTACGGCGTCAGCCAGTTCGCCATCAGCGCCATCGTGCGCAACAAACGGTACAAGGAGCAAGCATGACCTATCCGGTCCACGAGATCACTTCCGACGAGCAGGGTTATCGCCACGGCACCGACGGAACGATAACCACCACCCTGCTCGAAGCCGACGGGCGCATGTTTAAGCGCCGGGCTGTCCATGGGGTCGGTGGCGACTCCATGGAGGAGGATTGCTGGCTGGTTATCGAGCTAGATGGCGTCCGTGTGTACCAGCAGGGGATGCACGTCGTGGTGACTCGGCAGGATTTGAGGCCGTAATGGACGGATTGCATACCTTGGTTTTTTCCCATGAGACTGACATCGACGCGGTGTTCGCGTGTGCTACTTGTGCGGTCACCATCGGGTTCAACAAGGCTGGAATCGGCGAACCTGCGGCCATCCAGGCGAATTGCGGTGGATGGCAGCCGCCGCACGACTACATGACTTGGATGCTGCCATGCTCCGGATAAGCAGAGGCAAGCCCACCCATTCTGACCAACTAGAAAGATGGCTGGGTGCAGAGCATGTGGCGCGTCTGTCAAAGGATTTTGAGCATTTCTATTGGCCGGTCCCCATTCATGGCGTGCCGGGTAACGTCTATATCATGCCGGGCGGTGATTTCGCCGGGGAAATTCGTGCGGGTGCGTTCATGTCTGCCGCAGATGCGGCGGCGCTGACCGTCAAGAAGATTCTTAAGCGAATCGACGGCAAGGCTCGCAAAAACAAAGCCCTGGGAGTCCTGCACGACCTGATTAGAGCTGGTGACCGGCGCATGATGTCCGTGGGCGCGTTTGCCTCCATTGACGCCATTGTGGCGGCATTCACCGGCGGCAAGGGACAAGTGCTGCTCTTCCAGAAAACTGGCGCGGCGTCGAATGCCGTCGGCAATGCTAATGATCTCTGGACGAGAGCGGGCAACCCTGGCGCGGGCGCTGCCGGGGCGGCGGCTCCGGGCGGGACAGCCTGGAACTCCACCTCTACCGGGGCGATCAAGTACCTCAACGGCCTGTCTGCCGATTCCAATCACTATCTGAATTGGGCGCTAAGTTCCTCAGTAATCAACAACTCCTTGTTGCTTTACGATCGCCTATTTTCTGTCGCGCTGAACCCAAACAGCACGGCAACTCAGGCGGTAACGGGCGTCCCGACTCGTTACCAAAGCGTGACGGCGACCGATGTGGAATACATCGGCGGCAATTTCGTATTTGAGTCCAACCCCACCACGGTTTTAGCCGCAACGGCGCATAGCGTGACGGCGGCTTCTACTGCCGTATGGACCTACACTAACCAGGCCAACGCAACCGGGAAAAACCTGAACCACAACGGGACCGCCATCCAGACGTTAGCCGGGGTGTCCGCCTGTGTGGTCGGGGGCGTCAATCTGGCGGTCGGTAACTGGTTTATTCCTCTAGCGGCTGGGGATAGTGGTATCAAGGCCATTACTCAGATGCAGCATTCCGCCGCCGTAGCCACTGGCACCTTGGACGCTGTGATTGGCCATCCCATTGCCGTCAATGCCTGCCCGATTGCCAACATTGCCTGCCTGGATGATGGTCTATATTCCTCACTAAACCTGACAACGATTCTCGATGGCGCTTGTCTATCGTTCCTAGAATTACCTAAGCCTGCGACTACCGCGACCAACTACAGCGGTTTAATTCGCCTCGTTAGCGAGTAAGAGAGCGGCGCATGGCCGCTAAGTTCTTAAAAGGCACTTGGCTCCGCGCAAGCACGGCTCTGCTTGCCGTCAAAGGCGCGTCGTTATCCCCAGCCAGGCTGCCGGTCAAGCCTACGGGCGCGCCGAGAACCGATGCCCTGTCGCTTTCGGCGGCTATTCTCGCAAGCAAAACCGCAACCTTGTCGGCGGTTGCTGTCGTTCAAGTCAGTCGATCCGATACCGTTGTGGCGGCGGCGGCTGTTGCTCAGATCAAGTCTTCCAGCTTCTCGCTGGGTGCTGTGATCCGTGCTGCACAGACGGCGACATCGGCCCTGACTGGAGCTATTCGGGCTGATCATTCAGCAACAGCATCCCTAACCGGCGCGATCCAGCAGGCCAAAACCACCACGGTTTTCCTGATTGGCGCTGTCTTCACGGCCAAGTCTGCCTCGATGTCCGCCGACTCGGCTATTCGAGCAGATCGGGTGCAAACACTGGATTTAGCGGCTGCCGTTCGGCAGGCTAAAGAAGCCACTGCCTCAGCCAATGGCGCTGTTCGAGCCGCAAAAACGACGGCACTGTCGCTGGACTCTGCAATTCGGGTAAGTCGTGCCGACACGACGGGTCTATCGGCGTCGGTGCAGGCGGCCCATTCTGCCCAGGTTGCTGCGGCTTCCGTCGTGCTGGATCGGAGATTCACCAGTCTATCGGCTGGCGCCATGGTGAAGGCTGGCGATCAACAGGTATCTGAATTCTCTCTGGGTGCGGCGGTCCAGGCGGCGCGGTCTGCATGGGTCCAGGGTGGTGTGGCTGTCCAGGCGTCCAGTACCGTCCAGGCGTCTATTGGCGCAACAGTTCAGGTGGCCTATACCGCATTGGCTTCTGCGGATGTGGTGGTCTCCGCGCCCTGTGCCTTGTCTGTTCTGGTGACTGGCGCGGTGCAGCACACCCAGGCCCCCATCCTGGTAACGGACGGCGCCGTCCTGCATTCTCGTGACTCGTTCGCCTCCCTGGACGCCGGTATCCAACTGCCTCTGGCCGGCCAGGTATCGGTGGACGCCATTCTGGCGCGGAGAGGATCGACCCGCCTGGCGGCCAACGCGGTCGTTCACAATCCGCTGCCAACCTACCAAGTCCACTTATCAGCGGCTCTGACCGTGGCGGTTGGCCTGTCCAGTCGTGCAAGCCAGGCAGTTAACGCTTCGTCGGACCTGTCGGGGGTCGTGATGCTATCAAGTGGCATGACCCCGGCGCTTTCGCTGTCTAGCTCGCTTCCGGCCTTGGTTACCGCCGACGCGCCCATCCGACTCAACAGGACGACTCCATGAACACCATTCCCCAGGGGACCATCGGTACCGTCATCGCCCTCGACTGTGGGATTGACGTAACCGATGCGACCCTTTTCGCTATTCGAGTTTTCAAGCCTGGGGCGGCGGTGTCCGTTGACTGGCCAGCGACCATCCTCGGCACGACCCAGGTTGCCCACACCGTTGTGGCGGGCGATCTCGATGTAGTTGGCACCTATGTGGTGCAGGCGTATGTCGAGATGCCCGGCTGGTCCGGGACCGGAGAAACGGCGGTTATCACGGTCACTGCGTCGATCTCGGCACCCCCCTCGTCCGGACTATTCCCCGACCTGTCCGGGGCTGTGGCTGACTTGCAGTCAGGCAGGTTGTCCATGCTTCCAGGTAATCTGGCCGCCTTGCCCGCGCCTGAAATCATGGCCGCCTTGCGAGCGGCTGAGGCCGACGCGGAGCACCTGTTGCGGGTGTTTTTTGGCCCCGTCCAAGTGTTGCCTGACCTGGCCACCCAGGCGGAAAAGGATGCCCTGGATGAAGCGGGGACCCGCTGGATTGAGGAGCCCGGCTATGACCTGGAGCCTGATTTTTTCCAGGGGAACCGCTGGGGCTATGTGGTCCTGAACCATTGCCCGGTCATTTCGGTGCAGTCCCTCAAGTTCGTCTATCCCGCGCCGGCCACGACCATCTGGGATGTCCCGGCGGACTGGATTCGGCTGGATAAGCGGTTCGGCCACCTACGGCTGGTGCCGTCCGGGTCCCTGGTCACCGCGCCCCTATCCGTGTTTGCAGTGCAACTCCTGGGCGGCGGGCGGGTAGTGCCCCAGGCAGTACAAGCGCGGTACACGTCCGGCCTGTCCCATGCGGCCCGCGATTACCCGGATCTGCTGGATCTGGTGCGCCGGATGGCGATGCTCAAGCTGATGCAGGGGGCATTCCTGCCCACCTCGGGCTCCCTAAGCGTGGACGGCTTGAGCGAGTCCCAGTCGTTCGACCTCTCCAAGTATCAAGACGACGTGGACGCCCGAATCGAGCGCCTGCGGCAATCCATTCACGGCATTAGGGCGACCTTCTTATGAGCAGCAACGATTTTCCTTGGGCCGAAATATTCCCGGACGCATCGGCTGATGACATCGCGGCCCTGGGGCCGGCCCTGATTCAGACGATGCGAAAGTACGGGATCAACACGCCCCTGCGGAAAGCCCATTTTCTGGCCCAGGTGGGCCATGAGTCTGGCCAATTGCGCTACCGCGAGGAACTGGCCAGCGGGGACGCCTACGACACGCGGACGGACCTTGGCAACACCCCGGCGCGGGATGGGGACGGGCGCAAGTACAAGGGGCGGGGCCTGATCCAGTTGACCGGCAAGGCCAACTATATCGCCTATGACAAGCACCTGGGGCTGGGCGGGATTCTGGTCAGTTCTCCGGGTCGCGTGGCGACGGATCCGGGTCTGTGCTGCGACGTGGCCGGCTGGTTCTGGTCTAGCCGGGGCCTAAATCTGTACGCAGACCAGGACCAGTTGGCAGCCATTACCCGGCGCGTCAACGGCGGATTAAACGGGCTAGCAGACAGGGACCGCTTGCTGAAGGCGGCCAAGCGGGCACTGGTCCCATCGCGCGCATTGCTGCTCCGGGTGCAGGAGTTCCTGAATCAATGGGGCTATCAACCGCCCCTGTTGGCGGACGGCGTGTTCGGCGCCAAGACTAAGGCGGCCCTGGCCAGCTATTACGCGGGCGGGTGGGAACTGCCCGAGGAGGTGACCTCGGGCTTTATGGCGGGGGTGCTGCGGGGCATGGCGGGGTGAGCGACATGCCGCCCCGGCTGGTGCTGTACCGTCGCTGCATTGTCCTGGTCTCATTTCACCGAGAACGATGATGAGCAAGAACCCAGTTATCTGCCCGATGTGTGAGGCTGGCACCCTGACGCCGATCACCTACAGCGACCAGTTCCTGCACAAGGGGGGCGAGCTGGCGGTCGATGGCTTGGAAGGCTACGAGTGCCCGAACTGCGGTGCGGATCCGATCTTGAAGGACCAGATCCGGCGCAATCACCTGCGGATCATGGACGCCAGACGCCGGGCGGATGGCCTGCTCACAGGCAGCGAAATTCGGACCATACGGCATAGCCTAAAGCTTTCGCAACAGGAGGCATCGGATTTGTTCGGCGGCGGCGTCAATGCCTTTTCCAAGTACGAGCGGGGCGACGTGGTCCAGAGCGTGGCCATGGATCGGCTATTGCGGCTGGTGGCGCAACATCCCGAATTGATGCCGGAATTGGCTGGGTCGGAAATTCGGCCAATGGCATTTGCCGAGGCCATCGCTGAAGCTCCCGCGGCATCGCTGCAGGCGATGGATTGGATTTCCCCTGTCGGCAAGGAAGACTTGTGTGACTCAGGTCGTGACCCGATCCTATAGGGACTTGCCCACCATAGGCGGATCCCATGCGCTTGGTCCCCGAACACTTCAATGCCCTGATTAACCGGGTCGGACAGCGGGTGTCCTGGCGACCCTCGCGGTCCTGTGCCTGCCGGGATCCTTACAGCGGATCGCCGAATCCCTCGTGCGCGGTGTGCGGCGGTCTGGGCCGGGTCTGGGATGCGGGCGTGGCCAGCGTGGCGGCCCCGTCCGGTGTCAAGGTCCAGCGGCAGTGGGCGGATTTCGGGATGTGGATGGCGGGCGATGTGGTGGTCACCCTGCCAGGGGATCAGCCGGCCTATGCCATGGCAGAGGGGGACCGGCTTGCCCTGATGGACTCCACCGAGCCGTTTTCCCAGGTCATTCCGGTGGGCGGGCGCATGACCGGCCTGGTCGCCTCCCTGGCCCGCTGCACTTACCTGCTGGCGGGCGCCGAGGCTGATGCCGTGCTGCCCACCCTCGATGCGAGTGGCGCCCTAACTTGGCCGGGCGGCAATGGCCCCGGCGCGGTCCAGGTGGTCCTGACCGGCCGCCGGCACCCGGAATATTTCGCCTTCTCCGACTTTCCTCAGGATCGAGCCCATCAACTCGGCGACCCGCTGCCACGGCGCGTGGTGCTGCGGCGGTTTGATTTGTGGGGCCGATAACCAAGCAACCTATAAGGCAATTCGCATGTTCAACAACCCGATGGTTCTGTTTTTTCCTTCTGACTTATTGAAGTCTTACATCCATGGTCACTACCGGCTAAACACCAAAACCGGCAAGCGGGTCTGGATAGAGTCCTACCAGGATAAGCGACCCGAGCGAAACAGAGCCGAATTCGCAAATTGGCAACATCGGATCGAGCATGTCAAAACCCATCTGGCTTATGGCCAGCACCGCGAGGCGGTTCACGCCTTCCACGACTTGAATCATGCGGACTCTAAGAAGCTCGCTGATGATCTTGGTCTGACCCAGCACGACGAGCACCACGACGACAAAAAGAAGCTCATGGAAGCGGTCCATGCCAGGCTGGCCGCTAAGCAAAAAGAACTGTCCGACAAGGTGGTCGAACAACGGCGGGCGGATTTGGCCAAGCGGCGAGCGGCTGCCGAGGAGAAAGCGAAGGAAAAAGCTCGGCCAGCGAAGGCGGATCCTGAGCCCGCCAAGGAAAACCCCAAGCCCGAGCCGCAGAAAAACGCATGGGGCATGATCGCGCCCCCTAGTGACGTGCAGGAGTATGAGGCGGCAGTAAGGTATAAGGAAATTCTTAATGAGCGAGTCGCGGCGGCCAAGTTTTCAGCCTCTGACGTGATAACGCAGGGCGTTCCGTTTAAGGCGTCCCCGAGTTACAAGGGCTATGTCGTCATTCGGGATGTGAAAAAGGCCAGTAATGATTCGGACTCGCCTCCCGTCCCCGCCGCTACATGGCGGGTGTTTCATCCTGGTACTGGCCTGGATCTGGTGTCCGGGATCAAGACCCTAAAAGACGCCAAGCTTGTGGCGGTCAGAATGGGTGACGTGCTGGACGGATCCGGGCTTACTACAACGGCAGAATTCCTGGCGAACCAAAAGGAATTCGCCAGGATGCGGGAGATCCGCAAAGGGATGACTAAAAAGTGGCATGAGGTCGATGTCTATGGCGCCCCAGAAGTCGATACCAACTACGACACTGCGGGTAAATCTCAGTCAGACCTGCCTGATGGGGTCATGAAGCAATTGAAAACCATGGAATATTTCGGACCCAAGAACCATGCGACAGGACGGCGGGCGCATGGCAATGACGGCGATTACCGTGGCGCCGTTCGGGCCATATTGGAAGGCAAGTCCCCAATCAAGATTCCAACACCCGATGCAAAGAATAAGTTTGATGTAGAAGGCATTTCTGGCGTTGTCGCTAAGCCTATTCCAGTCAAGAAGCCCCTTGCCAAAACTTCTGCCCAAAAAATGACGGCGATCATGGCGTCCGCTGGGGACGGGGACATCCGATACATTCTTAATGGGGTTCATATCGACGCCAGCAAAGGCCGATTACAGGCGACAGATGGGCACCGAATGTCTATGTACAGCGATCGGTCCGTAACTGCTGAATTGTCCAAGACGTTTGAAGGGCAGGACGGTGGCCACTCATCGGAGTTGGTGATAGACCACAAGGGCCAGCGCATTATGGAGGTGGGCAGCTATCCAGATATTGACCAAATACTCAATCGTGCCGGGCCAGCCATTGACACAGTGCAGGCAGTCAATGCGGCGGATCTTTTGGCGTCGGCTAATGGCACGGCGGCAGTTGGCAAGTACATTTCCAAGCAGGGAATTTCCGCCGTACCGGTTAAGCTTGGCGAGAAAATCGCGGGTTTCAATGCTCGCTACCTGGCTGACATGGCCGGTCAGTTCGCGGCCATGGGGTATCCGACCTTTAAGGCCAGTCTCCACGATGGCGGGAACTTTCTGATAGCCACATCGCCGGATGGGAAGTTGACTCATGTAATTATGGCCATGAGTGGCAATCCTGCTGATAGCGTGTTCGCGCCTATCCAACTATGAGCCATTACTTCCCGCTTTCGCTGGATGTAGGCGGGAAGTAATCCCCAGGTCTGTTTTCGTCGTGACGCCACGATTGGCGTCATGGCCACCTACACCATTGATCTTCCCGGTATCCCATCCGGCTCTACTGGCGAGTTCCCGCACACTGCGGACGCCCTAGAGCAGATCGCGCACCGTGCTCACTCGCTTTGGCTGTCTTATGCTCAGGGCGCCCCGCTTCCGAATGGCCAGCAAATCCAGGCACGTTCTGGCGGCTATGCGGCGTCGATCAAAGTGCAGCCAGTTGGACCGTTGGCATGGGAAGTGTATTCAGACGCGCCCTATGCTTCGGCGATAGAGGAGGGATCCAAAGCCTTTGACATGAAGGCGGCCTTGGGCTCTGCCGCCAAGGCGCGAATTGCAAAGCACGGCCCACACAAGGGCCAGCGCTATCTGATCATTCCGTTCCGCCATGGTGCGCCGGGCGCGAACTATGGCGCGATGCCCGCGGCTATTCATGCTCAGGCAATCGGCCTGGCGCCGTCGCACGTTACGGGATCGTTTTCGGAGCCATCGGTCAATCATCCTGGTCAGTCGGTCCAGCGGCTCAGCTATACCTGGGGTGACCGCCTGGCGTCCGGGCTGGCGCCCAAGCTCAAGTCCCATCATAAAACAGACCCCTACTCGGGCATGGTCAAGATGGCCAACCCCGGAGGCGGTCACTCCCAGTACCTGACGTTCCGTGTAATGGGCGAATGGTCTTCTGGCTGGCTCCGGCCTGCCCAGGCTGGCAAGTACCCGGCCCGGTCGGTCAAGGAGGTTATCGAGCCCGTCGCGCAACGCCTCCTGCAAGCCGCCATCGACATGGACTTGGCTCGCCAGGTGGCACGTCTTGAGGCGGCCTTTCGATGATCTGGGGAACCGAGATTCTGCCCGCTGGTAATGCAGTCCGTCTGCATATTCGCCCCCCTGCCGGAACCACCTCCTGCACCCTGCTGCGGCGCCTCGATGACCAGTTTATCGGCACCGTCGATCCGGAAGCGGCGACGTTGGCTGCCTGGGACGGCGACGCCTCGGTGGTCCTGGTGGATACCGCGAACCTGACCAACGGAACCCCCTATTTCTGGCGCGTCTATTACGCACCCTCTGACACCTTCTCGACGACTTCCGCGACTCCGGATGCCAGTTATGCCGGGACCGGCCCGGATGCCGTGTCAGTCCTGATGGACCGCTTGCGCCAGGGCCTGGCGGTCGAGGCGGCGCGGGGTGCCCTGCATCCCAAGTCGGGCGCCATTCCCGTTCAAAACGCACCACCCCTATGGGACCAGACGCCGTTCCCTGTCGTGACAGCACACTTGGTGTCATCGGAGCCGGATTCTCGCGGGCTGGGCGAAGTGCTTAACCCGGATGTGATCGGAGATGACGAGGTGGCCTCCATGGAGGGCTGGTTGGAACGCACCAGCATCACCATCGTCGGCTGGTCCCTGAATCCCGACGAACGGATCGCCTTGCGCCGAGCCATTAAGCGGATTCTCCAGGCCAATTGGCCGGTGTTCGACGCCCTCGGGCTTGGCTTGATCGACTGGACGCAACGCGATCACGAGGAGATGGAGCGCTTCGCGGCTCCGGTCTTCCAGGTACTGACTGATTTTCGGTGCGTTTCTGCTGCTGGCGTTACCAGCGGGACGCCAAAGATTCGTGACATTAATTCTCAGGTGGTGATTCATGCCTACTAAGTCCATTGATTCAGAACTCCCCCAGGCGGCTGAGGTGGTTCAGGAAGCTCAGATCCCACTGAGTATCGACGAGTTTTGCCAGCGGCTGTCCGCGACTTCTCGCCGGGTCGCACTGATCGGCGGGTTCCATGCCTGGGCCAAGGCCCAGGGCCTGGTGAAGGACGTGGAGACCACGTTCCAGGCCGCCTGGAACCGCTTTATCTCTCTGCCGGCGTAATAGGAGCCCGCACCCATGCCCGTATTTTTCAACGGCCAATTGCTGGTCACGCCTACCGTTCAGAGCCTTGTCGATGACTCGCAGATGTACAACCGGAACCTTACGGTTGGGAACATCGTGGCGATTATCGGTCGAGCCGAAGGCGGCGAACCCAAGGTCCCGCTGGTGCTGCGGAGCCCGGCCCACGCCAAGGAAGTGCTGCGAGATGGCGAGTTACTGACCGCCGTTCGCAAGGCTTTTGCGCCGTCCAACGCGACCCATGGCCCATCTCGCATCGTCGCCATGCGGGTCAATCCTGCGGTTCAGGCCGAGTTGACCCTCAAGGACGCCAGCGTCGCCGACGCGATCACCCTGAAGTCCACCGACTATGGGATCTGGACGAACCAGATCAAGGTCAAGGTGGAATCCGGCACCACGGCAGGAAAGCGGCTGACCACTCAGGTTGGTAATGCCTATTTCTCCAAGGACAACGTGGCGCGATCGGCTTTCACAGTCACCTACACCGGCGCCCAGGCGACGGCTACGGTGACCGTGTCGAACACCCAGGTGCTGCTTCATGCGCCGGCGTTGACCCTGGTTGCCACCATCGAGCTATCGGAGTACGGCACCGTCCAGGAGGTGGTGGACCGGATCAACGTGACCACCGGATTCTCTGCCACGGTAACCGCCGGCAGCGCCAATACCGCGACCCTGAACGGGCTGGATGCGGTGGCGGCGACCTCCTGCAAGACCCCCACGGTCTACGACGTGCGGGCCGATCTCCAGGCTTGCATCGACTGGTTCAACGGGTCCGCCGAGGGCTTTATCACTGCTGTCCGGCCGGCGGCAGCCAGCAAGGTTCCGGCCAATCTGGCATTCACCTACCTGACCGGCGGCAGTAACGGCACGGTCACCAACACGGACTGGGACGACTGCTTCGTGGCCCTGGAATCCGAGGACGTGCAGTGGGTGGTCCCGGTGGCGGGCGATGCCTCGATTCACGCCATGGCGGATGCCCATGTGCATTTCATGTCTGGCGTGGGCAAGCGCGAACGGCGGGCCTTTGTCGGGGGCGACCTCGGCCTGACTCAGTCGTCTGCCGCTGCCGCTGCCGCCACCATCAATTCTGACCGGACGGCTTATTGCTACCCCGGCATGTACGACTACGACTCGGCGGGTGTGCTGACTCTTTATGCCCCTTACATCCTGGCGGCCCAGGTTGCCGGCGGATTCGGTGGCGTCAATCCGGGCACCCCCCTGACCAATAAGCCCCTGACCGTGCGCGGCATGGAACTGGACCTGAAGGAGCCGGCCGATACCGATTTCATGATCGACTCGGGGGTCCTGTGCGTGACCAAGAGCCCCAAGCAGGATTACCGGGTGGTCAAGTCCATCAGCACCTGGCTGTCCGACTCCAAGTACAACCGGGTTGAGGTGTCTACCGGCGCGGCTACCGACTTCGTGGCCCGGAACGTCCGGGAAGCGCTCCAGGATTTCATCGGCGCCAAGGGCAGCCCCGAATCCCTCCACGCGATTGCCTCCCGCACCGACTCCATCCTCGCCGAACTGGCGCGGCCGGAACCGGCCGGACCCGGCGTCATCGTGGGCGACCGCATCAACCCCCCCTACCGGAACATCACGGTGGAACTGGAGGGCGACGTGGTTCGCGTCGAGTTCGAGTGTTCTCCGGTGATTCCGATCAATTACGTTCTCGTGACCATCCACGCCGTTCCCTATTCGGGCCGGGTATAACAGGAGTAGGCAGCAATGCAACCCAATGTGAAAGTCCGCTCCGGCAACCGGGTCCTGGTGAAGCTGGACGGAAAAATGGTGGGCCTGATTAAGGGCCTGAACTGCACGGACAACTATGGCCCCCAGGAGGCGTCCGGTATCGGGGATATTCACGTCCAGGAGTACGTCCCGACCCTGGCAGACCATTCGCTCCAGGCCGAGTCCATCGTCCTGATTTCGCAAAACCTGCGGGATGCTGGGATCGCCCTGGAAAACGGCGACCACGCCTTGCAGGGGATGGTGTTTGATGTCGAGATTTTCGACAAAGACGCGGGGGTCCTGCTGCGGAAGTACACCGGCGTGTCGGTGGCGTCCTGCGATACGCGGGTGCAGGCGCACCAGATCATCGGCCTGAACGTGTCGATGAAGGCCCTTAACGTCGTCGGGACGGGGCTCTAATCCATGGCCGGCAAGCTGCGCGTTGAGGTTCCGGGTGTCGGGGTTTTCTTGTTCCGGCACCGGACGTTCCGGGACTCCATCCGAATCGCGGCGGAAGTCGAGCAGATGCTTGGCTTCCAGGCTGGCGTGTCCGGCGGGCTTCAGTCGGTGGCAGCCATGTTCGCCACGCTGGTCACCCTCCTGGTCGAGGCTCCGGCGGGATTCGATCTGGAAACGATGGACCCCTTGGCCGACTCCAGCCTAGCCAGGCTGGAGGAGGTTTATTTAGCCCTCCGCGAGGCCGAAACCAACTTTCGCAAACCTCGCTCAGAGGACAGTGAAGGACCAAGCCCGGAGCCGGTCGCGTCTGATTGAAACCTGGTATCGGGATCGGTATCGGCTCCCGCCGACCGATCCCCGGTTCCTGGATCTCACCCCTGCTGAACTGATCCTGGAGTATTGGACGGTGCATTACGCCACTGCGCCAGCAGGCTCCACGGAATTCGACACTCCCGATTTTGATGCCGACGTAGCCGCCCTAATGAGCGGAGATCTGCGTATGCCTGCCGACGACGATTTTGAGGTGGTAAGCCATGAGCGGAACTGAAAGTATCCTGGTTCGGATGCACCAAGCCATGCAGGGCCTGCGCGATGCAACGCGACAAGCCAACACCGAAGCGGATCGGCTCCGTCAGAATTTCGCGGCCATCGACGCGGCAGCCCGCGATGCCATTGCCAACGGGTTCACCGGGCGCGGGAACTTCCGCAATTACCTACCGCAAGGGTCGGATGATTTCACTAACCTGCAACGACAGCAGGCCCGCGACCACGCCGTTTCGTTACTGAATCAACAGTCTCCATCGGCAGGCCACCACAACATAGGCGCTACCGTTGCCGCCGCAGTGCGGAATGAGGCCGGGCAGTTTTTCAGGGCCACCATGGCTGCCGCTGGCGCCGCGAGTGTTACCGCGTTCGCGTTCCAAGGCGCCCAGCGGGCGGTTGGTCTGAATCTGGACTCTGACAAGCTGATGCGGCTTGTCGGCGGTCTGTCCGGCGGTTTTGACGATGTGCTGGATGGCCTGGACAAGATGGCCAATCAGGTGACCATGGCCGAGGACGAAATGGCCAAACTCGCGGTCACCATGGCCAAGCTGGGGGGCGTGGTCGATACCTCCACCATCCCAGGACTCGTAAAAACCAGTCGCGCTTTCGGTATGGAGGACAACCGCATTCCGATGTGGATGTCGGAAATGAAATGGCGCGGTGCTTCATCCCCGGACTTGCTTCCCATGTTGGCGGCCACCATGGCCCGCACTGGCATGGGAGGGCGCGGGGAGGAGTTGCTCGACGCCTTCCAGGAATACGCTGACCGCACGGAAAAGGTGCTGCTGCACACCGGCGACATGAGCGGGTTCGCTATGACCATGGCGGCCATGGGGAGCATGACGAACGAGGACGGGAGTCCTATCGCTGGATTGAAGGGCGCGGCTGGGGCGCAGTTGCTGAAGCAACTTGATTCTGGTTTCCAACGGTCTGGGGCTGGTGAATCAGGCGAAGTTGCCAGGGCGGCCTTTTTGGCAAGCATGGGAATCACAAATCCCTACCACCAGGAATACATCAAAGAGGAGGGGATCAGCGGCAAGCCGGAAATGCTTGAGGCATATATGAATTTTATGCCCAAGTATGTCGGCGCAACGGGGAATAGCGCAGAGGCCGGGTATATGCTGGATGATGCCATCGCCAGGGACCTAGGCATCTCAAGGCATGTGTCGCGGAAGTTGCGGAATTTCAAAACCGATGGCGGGAATTTGATCGGTTTCGGTAATTGGTTAGAGTCAACGACTGGGAAGGGGTTTGCCGACATCAAGCAGGAGGCGTTCCCAGATCTGACTAAAATCTGGAACGTGAGCGAGGCTGCCAAGAGCGGAAACTTCAACGAGGCCACTACCGGATCTCTAATGGGCCTGCTGCAACAGTATAAGATCGACCCAAATCAGCATGGAGGAGTTGACCCATCCAATTACGGCAATCTAATTGATGCGGTTGCCAAGGCGGCGATGAATGGGCCTGAAGCCACGAAGGCTGAAGATGATCGCCGAATGATGCTGACCATCTCCAACACCCAGTTGGAAGCCGGGAAAATGCTGCTAAAGGCCGGGGAAAAGTTGTTTGATGTTGCTGAATGGGCGGCGAAAAAGCTAGGGATAGGGGAAAAAGAGGAGACGAAAGAGGAGGCTATCGAGCGGGCAAATGCGGAAACGGCCGCTGATGCGTCGGCCGATTACGCCAATTCCGGCTTCACGCCGGACGGTAAGAGGGTTGTGCCTGAAAAGCCTAAGGCGTCTAAGTTCTTGGGCAAGGAGACGGGCACGGAGCCTGCGCTTTATCAGGGCACTGTGAAGCCCACGGTCCCAGGCGACAAAACCACATCCTGGCTGGGCAACATCGGGCGTGGGGTAGGCGATGCGGTTTTTGGTCCGTCAGGTGTCGCATCTTGGATGTCTGGCAGCGCCGTTGCCGGCACTCTGCCCGGCGAGCTAACCCCTGAACAGCGCGGCGAATCGCCAGCAGCGACGGTGGCAAAGGTGAGCGGTTCTGGGTCTGGCGCGGCCAAGCTGAGCGGGTCCAAGGCCGATTTTGTTGCGCGCATCCGGCCGGCGGCCGAAGCGGCGGCGGCCAAGATAGGGGTGCCTGCTGACGCCCTGGTGGCTCAGGCGGCCCTAGAAACCGGCTGGGGAAAGTCCGTGGCCGGGAATAACCTGTTTGGAATCAAGGCCAGCAAGAACTGGAATGGCAAGACCGTTAATACCGGCACCCAAGAATGGGACGGGTCGAAAATGGTGGGCCAAAAGGATAATTTCCGGGCTTACGACTCCTATGAGGAGTCTTTCAACGATTACGCCAACGTCATTTCCAAGCAAAAAAACTTTGCCGGGGCTTTACAGTCCGGCGGAGACCCAGAGGCGTATTTTTCTGCATTGAAAGCGGGGGGGTATGCGACCGATCCTAACTATGTCGGAAAACTCATGGGCACCATGAAGGCGGTGCAGGGCATGGAGGGCGGCAGCACGGCAGCGTCCAGCGGCGGGTCCGTCAAATGGCAGCCTGGGGTTCACCTGGGCACCAAGAGTACCGATGGCGGCGCGGCGGCCAGCGGCGGCATGGTGATTGGGATCGGTGGCGGTACGGAGGCCCCCGTCAAATGGGAGCCGGGGGTTCACCTGGGCACCAAGCGGATTGATGACGGTGGCGCCCCGGCGGCCGGCGGCGATGTCAAGTGGGAGCCAGGCGTCCACCTCGGGACCAAGCGCATTGACGACTACAACATGCAACTGCCCGAGGGCACCTCGGCGGCGGCATCGGCCCGCGATGCCCCCTCGGCAGTCCGGGACATGCTGTCCAGCATGGGCGGCCCCGGCGGGGAACTGGGACGCATGGTCGGCGACATGCGCGCCACCATCGACGTGGTGCAAAAGTCCGACATGGGCGAGGTGCTGAGCCAGCATTCCCGGCAATTTGCGCTTAGCGGTGTTCCGCGACCACAACACATGGCGGCAGGCGCTAAGGCCATGATGGGCGCGGCACAAGGCTTGATGGATGGGTTCTCCGGGGCGCTGGCAAGACGATGATTACCACCTTCATGCCCAAGGTCGAAGTCCTACTGCATAAGTCGGTTATGCGGAAGGACGGCAAATCTAAGCGGTTTGCAGGGGCGACCATCCCGCCGACTCTGGACCTGACCCGGTTTATCGGGGATGAGGGGCGGGTGTTCGTCCAAAAATCCATCCATCAACCGGCTGGAACCTTCTCGCTGGTCCTGGCCGACCGAGCCCATGAAACCGAACTAGATTCCATGTATGGCCTGATCGAGCCCCTAGACCGGATCGAAATCCGCATGGCTCATGCTCCGCATATCTATGGCGGGAAACTGCCGATCATGATGCGGGGCTTCGTGCAGTCGATCCGCCGAGCGGAGCAGATGGGTTCAGATGGCAAGCCGCACCGAACGGTGATTGTGTCGGGGACGGACTTCGGCCTGGTGTTCCAACTGATCCAAATTCTGAACCGAGTGGCCTATGCCCAGGGTAAGGCCCTGCTGGGGAGCTATCCGCTATTCGAGAAAATCGGACTTGAACGGAAGCCGATGACGCCAAAGGATTTCTACACCGCCCTCCTGGATAACGTGGTGAATCCCTTCCTGTCTGAGTTTGCCGAGGAAACCGATAACTTCCCAGTCAAGATAACGCTTAACTCCACGGTGACCGAAGGGAAGGTCTATGGCCCCAGGGAGTTTGAGGGGGTGCTCTGGAATTTTGCCAACAACTTTGCTGATCTGCCCTGGAATGAGCTTTTCATCCGGGACACCGAAGAAGGCGTCGAGTTGGTTCATCGACCGTTGCCGTTTCGAGATTTCGATGCGGGGGACGGGGAGGGCGGTTGGATTGCCCAGGGGAGCCAGACGATCAAGCTCCCAGATGAAGACATGCTGGGCCTGGACATCGGCGCGGTGGTCGCCCTCACGGCCAACCGCAGTGATGCCCATGTGGCTAATCTGTTTTGGGTGAATTTGGTCAATGCGATCCCGTCCAACATCGCCAACGCTGCCCTGGGCACCGCGCTCCAGGAAAAAAGTAAGGGCACTATTTACTTGGACGATCCAGCCCAATATCCCAACTGCGACCCCAAGCTGTACGGCGCCAGGCCCATGCAGGTGACCAGCAATTACGGCTGGGACGGCATGACGACCGGCATGGAGGGCTTGCCCAAGGCCGACCATGAGAAAATGGTCACTAGTGCGCTGGACTACATGACGCAGAAAAGGGAAACCCTGATCGCCCTGAACAAGGACAACGTGGTGTTTGAGGACGGTTCCCTGATGCTGCGCGGCCATGAGCAGGTACGGGCTGGGCGCTATGTGCGGCTACACCGGGGCAAGTTTGTCGCGGACTACTACCTGCCCTCCGTGACGCACCAATACATTCCCTTTCAGCGATATGTGACCAGCGCCGAGTTCATTCGTGGGACCGGGTTCCTGGTCCGATCCAAAATGACTAACCCCTACCTGCAAGAGGGTAAGGGCGGGGTCTATCAGGAGTATTTATAAGCCATGCTGCGCCTAGCAAAAGTCGTCAAGGTTCACCCGCAAAATTTCGCGGTGGATCTGGTGTTCCTGGATTCCGGCTGGTTCATGGCTGGCGTCCAGGTGCTCATGACCACCATCTCAACGTGCTCCGGCATGGTGGACCTGCCGAGCCCGGTCGTGGATGAGAGCAATCCCCGCGACACGACGATGATCGGCGATACGGACATCCTAGCGGCCACACTAGAGTTGGACGGTGCCCCTGTGGTGATCGGGTTCCTGCCGCCCCAGGTCACTCAGATGGCGTTCGAGCATGAAAATTACCGGCTATTCCGGCATGTCTCCGATGTGACCACCAGCATTGACCAGGCGGCTAATGTCATTTTCCGTCATCCCAGCGGGACGACCATCCAGATTGGCCAATCGGTTGCCTCGGGCGAGCAGCCGGAAGAAGAAGACCGCGAGGGAAGCGGCTACCACGGCACCTGGACCGAAAAAAAGAACAAATCCAAGGGCGGGTTTGTCCTGGCGGTTAACGGCGGTGACGTGGTGGTGAAATGCGACGATAGCGGCAACATCAAGATCAAGGCGATCACCAGCATCGCCCTGGAGGCGCCGCTTATTACCTTGGATGGCGCGGTCTACATCAACGGGATACTTCAGGTCGCGGACTAAATATCGCCGGAAACACATGGTTGGCATTCCATGGGGGCGAGAGTTCTCCGGCCATTTCCAGGTGCTTGCCGATCTGCTTTTTGAGGCTGTTGTCCTTTTCCCAGATTTGCACGTCTCCCACCTTTTCGCTTGGGTGCGTGTCCCATGGGTCCAGTCCGCAGTCCCCCGGCTGTATCGAGATCGGCTTGTCCAGCCGCAGATAAAGCACTGTGGACGTTTCCCCGTTGAATGGATGCTTGACGGCTGTTTTCTTCAGTGTGCCTGACAGGGTTACGTCCTGGCACCAAGCGATGGTTTCCGCCATCGCGCCACCCATCCAGCCGACCAATCCCAGCGCAATTCCTAACAGCAGTCCTCGTTTCATTGCCCCAATCCTCATAGTGTCGTGACGCAACGATGGGGGCATGTCATCCCCCATCTCCCAAAAAGTCCGGCCGATTGCTCTAGTCCTCATGGGCGGCGGGTTGCCCATGCTGCACTACTTCTCCATTCGCCCAGAAGAATTGAGCTACGAGATCCCTTCCAGGTCCGTGGTGCATAGTACCCTGGGCGGTGCCTGGATCGACGATTTCGGTGTCGGCATCAAGACCATCCATTTGACCGGAAACACGGGCTGGCGCGGGGTGCTGATTCCGGGTGAGTTGTGGTTCCTGAATTTCCGCGAACTGATCTACGAAACTTATTTCCGGCGCCGCTTGGAGGCGTCCAATTCCGGGCAGGACCCGGACACGGTTCGGCTGTTTTTTGTCGATACCCTGAACCTCATCATGGCCTGGGTCCACCCCACTGAATTCGTGCATAAGCGCAGCAAAACCAAGCCGCTTCTGCACCAGTACTCTATCAAGTTGTCGGTGGTGAAGGAAAGCGGCGTGTCCTCACTGATCGGTGGCCTCATTGGCTAACCTGGGGCTGCCGCCCACCGACCCGATTGCCTGGTCGATTGCGGATCGGACTAGCCGGTCACGAGCCGCGCGGGCGCACATTCGGGAACTGGCCGGGGACCTGGCGCGATTGTCTGCGCTGGAGCCCTCGCCCCAACTGCGGGACTACCTGGACAAGATTGGCGACCTGCTGGCGGCCCTGGATGCGGCTTGGGTGTATCAGCCGAACGAGTCGTTTCGCCAGCGGGCGGTGGTGATTGAGACACTGCTGGAGGCAGGAGCCAACGGTTACCAGCGGCTCGCCAATGCCGAGGGACTGTCGTCCGTCGAGAAGGCGCGGCGATCCCGTGTGGGCCTGATGCTGGGCGATGCCCTTTGTACCATCCGCACCGGCATCCCCGGCGCGGATTCCACGCCCAACCTCGCCAGCCTGAACGGCTCCGGCATGTGCTCATCCACCGGCGGCGGGTCACCGCCCAGCCTGCACCGCAATATCAACGTCCTGGATCAGATTACCCAGGCCAACGCGAATGCCGCTATCGGCGCCCGCGTGACCGGAGAGGCACAAACCCAGGTGGTGGTCCTGCGCGTCGATCCCCTGGCGGTGCCGTCCTCGGCAGGCGTGGTCGATGCCCTGTACCTGATTGCTAAGGGGGTCGTCACGGCATGACCACTCTGCACCATATCGAGGATGTCCTCGACATGGTCCTCCACCCAATCGCTAAGGGGGTCGTGTCCGCATGACCACCTATCAGGATTTTGTCTCGCGGGTCACGGGCTGGCGTGATGCCCAGATCCAGGTGGGCGACACCCTGCCGGCCATTGCCCTGCGTGAACTGGGGAATGCCGGCCGCTGGATTGAACTGGTCAGCCTAAACGCCCTACGCGCGCCCTATCTGGTGGCGACCCAGGGCGAGAAAGATGCCCAGCCGGGCGAACTGCTGAAATACGGCGACACGATCCGCATCCCGGCGGTTCGGCGGACATTTACCGCCGTTTCCGATCCCAACAGCGTTTACGGCGCGGACGTGGCCCTGGACAAAAAGCGCATGGTCCCGGAAAACGGGGATTTCGTGGTCGTGGCCGGGCTCTACAACCTGCGCCAAGCCATTTCCCACCGAATTTCCACCTCTCCGGGCGAGATCCTGCGGCACCCGCAGTACGGCTGCCATGTCCGCGAGATTCTGGGCGAAAAGTACACCGACGCGGTGCAACTGCTGGCCCAGTTTTTCGTCATGGAGGCCATGGAGGTCGAGCCCCGCGTGTCCCGCGTGTTCCAAGCGGAATTCTCCCGGACGGGCGACACCATCGGGCTGGCGGTCCAGGTGGTCCCTATTGACGGGGGCTCGCCGGTCACCGCCAACCTCGTTTTCCCAGCAGGCTAAGCGCATGGCATTCCAGACTAAGGACTTCATTTCCATCCTGGCCAGTATGGTTAACCGGATGCGGGCCACCCAGGACCAGATCACGGACTACAACGTGGGCGGGGTGGCGCGGGCCTTGCTGGAGGCGCCGGCCATTGAACTCGAAGCCTTCTACGTCGAACTGGTCAATGGCCTGCTGGATGCCATCCCGGCGGCGGTCTATCAGGGGTTCGATTTCGGGCGCCTGCCGGCGGCCTATGCTGCGGGCGAGGTGACTTTCTCGCGGTCGGTCGGCGGGTTCGGCGCCCATGACGTGCCGGCCGGGACCCTGGTCAAGATCCCCAACACCGACCGGCTGTATGCCGTCCTCGCCACGGTCACGATGTCGGATGTCCAGAACACGGTGGCGGCCAAGGTGCTTGCCGTCGAGCCGGGGTCCGCCAGCAACGCCCTTCCCGGCACGGTGACCTCGATGGTCGCGCCGGTGTCCGGGTTCGGCGGGGTCGTCAATGCCCTGGCGATTACCTCGGGGCGGGACCAGGAAACGGACGGGGAGCGGCGGGATCGGTTCGTCCTGTTTTTGGAGTCCTTGGCGCGGGGAACGCAAACCGCCTTGCGGCATGCGGCCTTGAGTTGTCGTCTGGTCAATGACGACGGGGCCATTACCGAATATGTCTCCCGCGTGGGCCTGGAGGAGGATCTTCCGGGCCGGGTGAAGGTTTGGCTCTACGGTAGCGGCGGCGACCTGAGCGACACGCTGTTGGCCCTGGTGGAGGCCACTATCGAGGGGTCCGATGGGCTGCCGGGCTATCGGGCGGCCGGGGTCCAGGTCGTGTACCAGCGTATGAATCTGCTTCCAATTAACGTCACGGTTACGTTAAATCCGCTGCCGGGCTGGACGGTGGACACCGCGATGGTCAACGGGGCGGTGGCGGCCATTGGTGATTACCTGGCCAGCGTCGAACCGGGTGATTACGTCCGTGTGTCCCTGCTGACCGCGCAACTGCTGCGAGTGACCGGCGTCGCGTCGGTTGATCTGGTGGTGCCAGAAGAAAACCTGTTGGTTCCGGTGTACTCGATGCCGGTGCCGGGCACGCTGGACATCTCCTAATGCGCCATTCCGCACTCATCCCGCACCTGCACCGGGTATTCGACCTGTACCCGGACCCGGTTCTGGTCCTGCGGGTCCGTGCGGACCCGGATGACCTGGCCTGGTCGGTGGTCCGGGACACGCTGACACTGACGCCCGCCGGCGGCGATCCGGTGGTATTCGACCTGGCGGCCCTGACGCTGACCGAACTGGCAGATGCCATTCAGGCCGAGGGATTCACCTTGGCTTACGAGTCCGAGGACCACGGTCACCTGCTGGCAGCGTCCCTGATGGAGGGCGCCGGGACTGCGTTCGCGTCGAACGGCGACCACCTGTTCCTGACCACCAATCCGATCCTGTTCCTGCTGGATTCTCTGGGGGTGCTGCTAGAGGCGACCCACGCGGATCTGCTCCTGGCCCTGGCCGAAATGGCGCCCCTGGCGGCGGATGGTGAATGGGCCGATCTTTGGGGGCACCACCTGGGCACCCAGCGGCGCGACGGGGAACTGGACGCTGCCTATACCCAACGAATCTTTTTCGAGATCCTGCGCCCCAGGAACAATCGCTTTGCGCTGGAGGCGACCCTTACGGAGATCGCCGAGGCGCCGGTGTCGGTATTCGAGCCCTGGACGCGGGTCCTGCATGGCTCCGGGTATGCGCCGGGCTTGTCGCGGGACCGGCTACGGGATAGCTGGTACTGGACCCACGGCATCATTGAGGTGTCCGGCGCAGATCGGTCGGCGGTACAGGCCATGACCGACCGGCACCGGGCGGCGGGGGTCCTGCCACGCTATCGCCAGCCGGCCAACCTGGCTGCATTGGATGCCAGCGCCGTATCCGTTTCCACCCAGATTTCCAAGACCGTACAGACTCGCCCTGCGGGTTTCGCTCGTAGCCTGGTCCTAGATGGAGCTATTCCTGCGGGCGCCACTACAGTCGGAAATGAGCCGTTCCTGTGGGTGCTGCAAGACTCGGTGCGGTCTCATCGATCTCTGCTGGCTGTCGGTGCGCGACATGCTCAGGGCGTGATTGATTTACCGGCCAGCGCTGTCCCAGCCAGCCACCTGTTGTGGAACTGGGTCCGCATAGACCCGGCCAATCCCCCCACCACGGTCATGCTGGGCTGGCGAATCAATGGGGCCTGGGTCTATGTCTATTGGGGCGCTGACTCGCGCACCGAAACGCCACGCCATTACCAGGAAACGCTACCAGAACCAGGTGTCTGGACCCTGCTATTTGTCGCGCCATTTGCGCTGGGGATTGCCCCTGGTGACCTTTGCGACGGGCTGTTTTTCGGCCTGTTCGGCGGACGGGCGCACTGGGGGCCATCCGGGACTGTGCTGGCCATGGAATCCAGCACCAGCAGATACCAAATCAGTGGCGTCCCGATTCTAAATCTGTCCGAGATCGATGGAACCTATCACTATGGCCCTCTCGTCCTGACCGAGTTGGGGGTTCCCGTTTATCGCCTTGAGATTCCCGGCGGCGGAACGACCCCCACTGCGCTTTACGCTGGTCAAGGTTTTCGCCTGGGGGATCTGGACGCCTTGGGGTATCTGGTGGGAACGCCGAACGCCGCGCTGACCGAGGCCGTCTGGAGCCATTTTTATTTCCTGGCGCGCACAGAAATCGCGCAGTCGTCGTGATAGCACTCTAGGCCCATGAGCACACTGACCCAATCGCATCATGTCGCGCAGGCACTCCGGTTCCTGGCCGCGACCAACAAATACATCGGCATCGGCCGCACGGCTGCCTGGGACGTGGAAACGGCCCCGCCGGCGCCCTCAATCATTGCGACCGGGCTGGACACGCCCATCTGTTACGCGCCCCTGTCCAAGGCTTGCCTGGTCGTGGCCGATGCGGGCGGCGCTATCACGTTCGGCGGGGATACCTATTTGGAGGTGCCCCCCGAGGACGCCTACACGGTGGGCGCGACCCAGGTTTATGTGGAATCTCAGTTAGATGGGGTGGCCGCTCCCCTGGTGACGTACCGACAGGCGGCATTATTTTCTGGCCTGACCAAGGCGGGAGGCGCCGGCGCGGGGATCCTGCTCCCGGCGGACGTGACTGATCCGGGCATCCTGGAGGTGCTGGACAATCGCCAGCCCACCTACCGGGCGGCCGATACCCTGGACGTGATCGCCCACCTGTTGCAATTCTGAGGACGCCATGCCCAGCACCTATTATGATCGGTATGCCCGGACCAAGGGCTGGAAGGCCTTAAAATTCTTGGCCGGGCGCGGCGTTCAGTCGGCCGAACTCAACGAAATGCAGTCGGTCCTGTTCGACGAATTGCACCAGTTGGGGAAAACCGTTTGGTCTGACGGGCAGGTCATCCGGGGTATTGAACTGCACGTTTCCGGCTTGCTGGCCAGCCTCACCGAGGGGCAGGTGTATTTCGCCGGGGTGTTCCACGACTTTCCCGGCGGCACCGTCGCGGTTACCGGGACCGGGCTGGAAGTGATTGGGCTCCGGTTTACCTCCTCCATTGTGACCGAATCCGAGGACCCGTCCCTGCATGACCCGGCCTCTGGCTGGGAGAATTCCGGGTATGCCGGCGCGCACCGGCTGATTTACAGTCTCGCGGTGACCAACAATGCGGCCGATGCTGTGCCCCTGTTTGCCCTGCAAGATGGGCTGTTGTCGGCGGATTACCGCCCCCAGCCGGCGGCATCCGACCTGGCCCTGACCCTGTCCCGGCGCACTTTCGACGAGTCCGGGGACTATCTGGTTCGCGGTCTGCGCTGCCGGGTGGAAGCCAAGGACGCCAATCAGTTTTGGGTCATCGTGTCGGACGGCAAAGCCTATGTCCGTGGTAGCGAGTTTGCTTTCCCGGCGGCGGTGCGTCTGGCCCTGGACCGGCCCCTGGGGACTGGGGTGGTCACGGACGAACCGCACACCTTCCTGACCGGGACCGACCTCTATACACTGGCCACCCCGCCGGTGAAGGCAATCTCCTCGGTATCGGCGACGGTCGAGAAAACCGTTACGATCACCAAGGGCACCGCGAACGGCACGGACCTCATGCCCTACACGCCGATCTCCAGCATCGAGTCGGTGAGCCAGGGCGCTACGACCTATGTGGTCGGGGTTGATTATCAGGTGTCGGGCAACTCCGTCAGTTGGGCACTCGGGGGTGCCGAGCCGGTAACGGGCACGTCTTACACCGTCGTGTTGCGGTACATCAAGCCCATGGTGGCGACCACGGATTACCTGCTCGCGGGCGGGGACCTGGATTTTTCTCCGGCCGGGGATAACCCGGTCCACAATACCGCCTTTTATGTCACCTATGAGAACTATTTGCCGCGCCATGACCTGCTGGTAATGACGCCTCGCGGCGAACTGTCCATCGTGCAGGGCACCCCCGGCCTATTTGCCGCACCCCCGCCGGCGCCGGCGGACACGTTGCCGATTGCCACCCTGGCGATGTCGGCCAATACCGACGTGGATGCGGTGACCGTTCTGCATTCGGAGCGGTATCGGCTCACCATGTCGGAGCTTCAAAAGCTGCGAAACCGGGTGGACGATCTGGAATACAACATGGCGGTCACGGACCTGGAGCAGGCCGCCATCAATGTGCAACTGTCCACGTCCAAAAAGGCGATTTTCACCGACTCCTTCCGAGATCGTTCCAAAATGGACGTTGGCCACGCGCAGCTATCCTGTGCCGTTGGCGTTGCCGGCGACCATCTGGACACGCTGTACCCGAATTTCTCGGTGGCCTTCCACGACCTGGGCGACCAGGACCATTTTGTCCTGCGGGCTTATTCCGAGGTGGCCTTCTCGGCGCAAAATTTCGCCACCCACCAGATTTGCGCCAATCCCTATTCCGCGTACAACTCCAGCGGCATCCTGGCCCTGACGCCCCCCGCCGATATTTGGGTCGAGGAAGTCACCGTCCAGACATCCCAGGACCAGGAGGTGATTACTGGGGTCGGGAATGAGGTCGTTTGGGCCTGGTGGGAGCAGTGGACGGATCGGTCCCTGGTATCGGAAACCGCCATCCAGGCGACCAGCCGGGTCAAAACGGTCACGGTCGCCGGCAGCGGCTATTTGCCCTATTCGGACGATCTCCGGGTGACCCTGGACGGGGTCCTGGTGCCGCTATTTCCTGGCGATGGCACCCTGGCCGGCAGCATCCCTGAGTCCGTGCGGGCCGATAGTGCGGGTGCCTTCTTGGCCACTTTCGATGTGCCGGCCGGGACCTTCTCGGGCTCCCACGATGTCCAGATTTTCAATACCCTGAACACCGGCAGTACGGAATACCTGATCGACGGTCGGCTGAACACCTGGCTGGAAGCGACTACGCGGGTCCGGCATGGGAGGCGGTTGCAGTCTGCGGACCCAGTCGGCCAGTCATTTGAACCGCCATCTGACTTGTTTGTCAGTGCCGTGGACCTTTATTTCGGCGCCAAGAGTACGACGAACGTCCCGGCGGTGGTGTCGATCCGCAATATGGTAAACGGCTATCCCGGCCCCGCTATCCTGGCCGAAAAAAGCCTAATCCCTGCGGATGTGTCGGTCAGTTCGACCGGCAGCGCGGCCACTCATGTGGTTTTCCCCACCCCGGCGTACCTGCGACTAGGGGAGGAATATTGCATCGTCTGCGGGTCGAACAGCGACGAGTATTATCTGCACTATGCCCGGCTGGGCGGCGCGGACCTGCTCACCGGCGCGACCGTCCTGGCCAACCCGGCGGCCGGCGTCATGTTTTCGTCCGCCAATGCCAGCACCTGGACCGCCCACCAAAGCGAGGATCTGAAGTTCCGCCTGTACCGGGCCGAATTCGGCTATGACGAGCGGATCATCAGCTTCGGGACTCACACGGTCGATGGGTCCATCATCACCCTGATGGGGTCCGCCATCAGCCCCACCGGGACCTCGGTGGCCTGGGAGGTGCAGGCCAATGGCGCCGGCGCCTGGCAGTCGATCCCGTCTAACACCCTGGTGGATATGGGGGTCATGCTGACCTCGCTATCCGTCCGGGCACGGCTGAACGGCACCCCAACCCTGTCGCCGTCCCTGTTCGGCGCCGTCGGCCTGGTGGTCGCCAAATGGGATGCGACCGGGGCCTATGTGTCTCGCGAAACCACCCTTTCCGCCTACACCAGCTTGCGGGTCTATCTGGACGTGTCCCTACCGTCCGGGACTTCGGTCACGCCCTACTACTCGATTGACGGCGGCACCAACTGGGTCGGATGCGGCGCTGTGGTATCGGAAACGACGGTCAATCCCGAGTTTGTCGAGCGTTATTACCTGGTCTCCGGACTCTCCAATCCGACCCAACTGCGGGTCAAGTTAGCCCTGGCAGCCAGCGGGGACCGGCTCCGGGTGCCCAGGGTCCGCAGACTGCGAGCGATTGCCACATGATGACAACCCCCAACATCCCAACCGGCTGGGTGCGCGATCCCAACAGTCGCGCCCTGGTGTTCGCCGACACTGAAACCCTGGCCGAACGCATGGATCGGCTGGAACAGATGATCGCAGACGTTAACCGCCGACTGGATCGGCTGGAAAATCGAGAGGTGGTCGCGTGAGTTTTACGGCAATCGACCTGACGTTGCCTGGCGGGGATACCATCGCTTCGGCGATGACGAAGATCAACGCGGGCTTTGTGGCAATTATGCGGGAAATCACCCTGGGTGCAGTGCCAGGATGGAACCTTGCCGTAGCCGGGGCTGACCTGTCGGCCCCTGACTCGGTAACCTGGACGAACGGAAGCAACAAGGTCAAGATCGCCTACACCTACTCAACAGGACTCGTTGCAACGGCAGTCCACCAGTATTCCACCAATAACGGGGGAGCATGGACTGTTACCGGAACTGAAACCTATGCCTATGACGGCAATGGTTACTGCACCGGGTCAACCTGGAGCTGAAACAAAATGTTAGCCCCCATTTACGGATCGGTCATTAAGATCCTCAATCGTTGGACTCAAACCCTTGCGGATCGGTTGGATGCGTCGATCTCCAGTAGGGCACCATCCAGCACTGCGCTAACCACGGCAACGTGGACAGGAACACGGGCCGGAAAGCTCGATAGCCTAGATGCCGCTATCACCAGTCGGGCACCCGCCAGTACGGCACTGTCCAACGCTACATGGACGGATGTCAAGGCCGGTTATCTGGATGCAGCAATCAGTACTATATCCTCTCCCGTCAGGAGCATTCAAACCGGAACTGTCGATACCACCACCACGACTAATGGCACTGTTCCGGAAGCCAATTATATTGATGTAACCATCAGCTCAGTGACAGTGAGTAAATGCTTTGTCGTGGCTAACATTGGTGCCGGGATTGGGTCGAACAATGTCGGCGAGGCACAAGTCGCTGCTAGGCTCTTTGGGCAAACGGGACAGGCATATCTACTGAACAGCACCACCCTACGAATCCATGGCGGCGTAGCAGGCACATATAGGAGTCTGTCTGGCCGTTGGACCGTCATTGAGTACAAATAAATGCCGCTTTACGCACAGATCGACTCCAACCAGCAGGCCGTGTGCATCACTCGCTCTGCCGATCCCATCACCCAGGAACACATGATCCCCCTCGAGGAGGGTCAAGCGGTCCTTGGGCAGCGTTGGACCGGCTCCCAATGGGAAGCCGTCGTGGCGCCACCCTCCTACCCCACCATCTCCTCCCTCACCTTCCTTCGCCGCTTTACCGCGCCGGAACGGGTTGCCATCCGGACCAGCCAGGATCCCTACGTCGTGGATTTCATGGATCTGTTGAACAAGGCGACCGAGGTGTTGCAATCTGACCCGGATGTCCAGGGCGGCATGGCTTACCTGGTGTCGCTGGGCCTGTTGACTCAGGAGAGGGCGGGGGAAGTTTTGGATTGGTAGGAGAGGCTAGGCGGTCTCCTTGATCTTTGCCAACTCCCATGCCGCCTTTGGCATGGCCCGGTCGCCGAACTCCCAATGCTGCCAGCCTCGTCGGCTGGCGCCTACCGCTTTGGCGCACCAGTCCTGCGCCTGGGTGATCCCCAGGTTGAACCGGGCTTGAATGCGCTCCCGGTAGGCCCGCACGTCGGCTGGGGCGGGCTTCATTTCCGCACTCCTTGCTTGCCGATTTCCCTCAACGCCGCATAGCCCGCGTCGCAGGCTATGCCTCGCATACCGACCCCATCTAACTGGTACGCCAGTCTCAGGGAAGCGTCGCCTTCCATCTCCCGCATCTGGGTCGAGATTAACTTTCTAACCGCTTGTTTGTTCTTCCTTGGCGGCCATTCGTAATCGGCCAGGAAAGCAATTGCGTGAACGAATCGGCCACGGCACTTGGCGTCGTGCTGCTTCATCGCGGTGTAGTTGACCTCCGTGTCGTTACCCAGATACTCTGGTGAAATTCCGTGCGCTTCGCAGTATTGATAGTACCTGGAAGCGATGTCATCGCCGGTGAAGCTAGTTCCATCCTTGAAATGGACGGCTTCTAGCTGCGGAAATAGGCTGATCGTGTCCGCCACGTCGTCCCCGGTCACCGAATACACCAGCGTGTATTCGGTTGGGTTGGTTTTATCCCCTTTTTCGTTATAGATCGGGTCCCCGTCTGGGGTATGGGCTGTATAAACCCGATGCAGGGTGACGAATTCTCTGATGTTCATCTCGTCTTCTCTCCCGCATTTCCCGGCGGGTCCGGTCGTAGCTCAATTGCCACGATTCAAAGCATACGCCCATTGGGCGTAAAAGCAAGCGATTATTTGCAGACCAGGCAAAAAAAAATCGGCCTACCCAGCCACCTCCGAAGAGGCCGTCGGCTGGGAGGCCGATCCGTCGTCTGCCCATCTGGGCGCACCCTTAATCCGGGCGGTTGCCCCGACCGACACTTGCCGGGGCCGAGCCTCGCTTGATTTCAGCTTCTTGACGGGCTTAGCTGCGGGCCAGCATTAGCGCGTCTCAGCGATGGAGGTTTCCCTCCTGGCACTGAAATTATAGGGCCTGGTCCCTGGCCCTGGCAATTCCGAAATCTTGCGGGGATTACCTTTTCTTCATGCGTTGCTCCATGATTCTGTTGTATTCCGGCAGTTCGCTCCTGCATAGGAGCATGGGTAGCGCATAGTCTGTGGGGAGCTTTTTGCCGTCAAGGTCGACTGCCTGATCTCCGAGTCGTAGCGTTTTTAGGTGCCGCAGGTAATCTTTCGGCCATGCTTTCTGGTCGGCATTGCCGACGAATATTTCGTCTTTCAAGTCAGTCATTCCTTGGTCACGCACCGGGCTCCGACAATGTCGGCCGGCCCGAAAATGTTGCCGGAAAACTCCCAGAACCTCTCGCAGGCGTCCACGAGGGCGACCTGGGCTGGATATTCCAGCCGGCCCAGCTTGGCGACCAGGGCGGTTCCGTACACTAGCCATTTTTTGTCCAGCCCGTCGATCGCGATCCCATCCTGGACGTTTGCGAGCACGGACCCGGACAGCATTTGCGCGCTGTCCCAGGTAATCGTCCCGTTCATCGCGTCAAAAATGAGGTGCCATTCCGGCTCCGTGAGTACCGGCATGGCGCGGAGGATCATCTGGTCATATCGGTCCAGGACCGCAGTCACGATGTTGGACCGGGACCGGCCGCCTTCGTCCTGGCCCCTGCTCCGGGCGTTGATTACGCGCTCCAGCGTGGGGCTGGAGTAGATGCTGATTCTTTTTTGTCCCATGGTTGGCTCCACGTTGCGCCCCTTCCCTGGGGCTTTGGTTTCGGCTAGGCAGCGTAGGACCTAGCCAGGGTTAGGGCGCCGACATGGATGGTCGCCCGGATCGAATACCGGACCAGGGCGGCCTGGTCATCCTGGGAGCCGGACGTGTTATCCAGGTAGCCCTTGTTCTTCCTTAGCACTGCCTCGCACCCTGGCAGGCGGGTCTCGATCTCCTCGATCATGGCCATCTGTTCATCGGTGGCCGACTCGGCATCCTCGACATCGTATGACGCCGACATCCCGGAGAAGTCATTTTCCAGGATGCACCCGTAGTTATCCTGGACCTCCTCCTCGGTCATATTTTGGTAGCGCGGCAGGGCGTCCAGCGGGGCGAACACCTGATTTCGGATGCTGGCGATGATCTCATCATCTGGCAAAAGCCCGCGAGCCTTGCGCTTGCGCTGTCCGTCCGTGCCGTTCGCAGCAACCCATTCATCCAACTGGGTCCGGCGGCGCTTGGCCGACTCTGCCGCCGCCGCCTTTTTCGCCTCCTCCTGGGCGGCCCAGCGGGCGCGATACTCAGCGACCAAATCGCCCCACCTGGGGTGGCGGTGGTCTATCCTGCCATCGGCGATATTCAGGGTGATCCCGTTGCCGGGGTCGTTGAACCCGCCGGCCGGACGATACTCCGGGTCGGCCAGAAACGCGGTAATGGCGGCGTCATGCCTGGCCTCCAGGGCGGCGCGGTCGGCCGCCTCTTTGGCCCTGGCTTCCGCCGTTTCGGCCAGATACCGGGCGCGTCCTTTGGCCGATTCACGGATCGCCTGCATCAGCAGTTCCGAGGCCAGTTCTGGGGCTACCTCGGCCGACTCCACGTCGGCGCAAATCTTGACTTGCTCATTTCCGCCACTGGCGGTCGGGAAGTACAGTTGGTCAATCTGCATGGGGAATTTCCCGTACCAGTCCACCACCATGGTCTTGGCCTCGGTGGTCAGACCCGTGGTGTCGATCTGGACATCGATCCAGTCCGGGGCATTGCTGCCCACCTCGATAGTCTTGGCCTTAACGTACTCGGACGAGCGGTAAATACGAATGTTCATGCTCTCATCTCCTGCCCTCAGAAATCCGGCGGGGCTCCCGGTTGCCGGACGATGCCGGCGGGGATCAAATTGGCTTGGCTATCTCTGCGCGGCGAGTTGGGCGGCCGGACTGGCTTGTCCAACTCGCCCACCAGTATGGCGAGTCGGCGCGGGCAAAGATCCCGTCGTGGTCCCGCTTGGATCGGCGCGGCATGATTGCGGCTCCTGAGTATCTAGCTCAGGGGGATTATGCGGGGATCCCGGCTGGGACAGGTAACTAGCCAGCGATGCGGCGCGAATCATGATCCTGCCGCGAACGTGAAACGCCGACAGCGCCCCGTCCTGGATCAGACGCCGGACGGTGCGGGTCGAAACGCCCCCCAGGATTTGGGCGGCGGACGACAGCGGGATGAGGGCGGGGCTAGGCATTGTTCTCGTCCGTCAACTGCACATGCTCCCCGTCATCCACCGGCCCCCAGTGTTTGAGCGGATGGGTGCCGTGCTCGAATTCGAGCATGCAGAGGTTCGCGGCATCGGACAGCAATTCCAGATTTCCAGTCTCAAGGTACTCAGCAAGCCGCTTCCGCGCCGAGCCGATACGATCGTAGTTGCGCCTGTCTTTCCGGCCCATGGCGCCGTACCGGAACCGGCCCATGAGCAATCCCTCGCGCATCCTCCGCTCAAATTTTGGCGACCATTCAGAGGCGCGCAGGGCGTCCAGGGGCTCCCGCTTGTCGCCCAGTGCCCCGTCGATTACCCGCACCAGGATGCGGGCGCGGATCAGGTCATGGATGGTGGGCATTGCGCCTTGCCTCAATTTTCGCCACACGCCTCATGAACGTTTCCGCCCCCGTGTCGTCCGAATAGAGCCATTCAGCCTCCTTCATGAGCTTGGATACGTGCTCGGCAAGGTCGGCGATCTCCGCTAGTTTGTCCGCTACTTCCGGCGGCCAGACAGGGAGCGGGTAGTCACCGCCGGAGTGGGCGTTGCCTTGTTCATCCAACTTATTTCGCAGGTAGTCCGCGAACCACGCGGTACGCATGTACGCATGGCTAAAACTTCCGCCGCTCATTACCTTTGCCCCCACAAGTTCCATGCGTCTATTTCTTCGTCCGGGACAGGGTCCTGGGACGTGCTGATAATCCAATCCTCGGGGCGTTGCGAATGTGCGTGGCGATAGCCGGGTAGGCACCCATCATCCAGACATCCGCCTGGGGATAGGTCGGCGATCTCGCACCCGCATCTGATCGTTCCTTTTGTTGCCCCATCCCTGGGGCTGTGTTGGCTAGCAGGGGTAGAACGACTCCCCGCCGCCGGCGGCCCCCGCCTCCCAACTCCACCCTTCCACCCGGACCCCCACCGGTGGGGGGGGCAATTCAGGCCGGGCGGTGGCGGTCCACCGCCAGTAGGCGCCTATCTGTCCCTGATCCCCTTCGACGGAAGGGGCCGCCGCCGCCGCATACGCGGCGGCCAGGTCGAAATTTTCCCGCCCGAGTGGGCGGATGGTCACTTCGTAAATCTTGGTCATGGGACTCTCCTGCCCCTGATCCCCGAGGCGCGGGTTGCGGGGGTATCCCGCTTGTTGAATACAAGTGTATTACACCTGTATTCAGCCGTCAAGGGGTTATTTTCAGCGTGAAAACAACGTGAAAACTGGGGGGCGGTTTCCGGCCTCAATTGTCACGTTCAGCCGCTTTATTCACGCGGCGGAACCGTGTAAGGTGCTGAAAAACAAGGGAAAAACTCAGTGGTTACTGTCTTCACACGGCAGGGGTCGCTGGTTCGAACCCAGCCGCGCCCACCAAAAAACTGAATGATTACAGCGGGTTGCGAGCGGTTTTCACGATACTTGGATTCGCATTTTCCCAGCGTGAAAACTCAGCGTGAAATCTTGTACCCTGGCCCGTCCTTCGTTGCGGTCGTGCGCCGACTGGAGCCGGTGTGCCAGGATGGAGGCGACTGGCGCGAATGGCACGACCTGGCGGACCAGTTGCTCGTGTCCGCTGCCAGTGCCGCCAGCAAGATTTAGGCGCGGGGGCTGGACTGATTCAACTTCTCCGCGATGGCTTCTCGGATCCATTCCGAGGTCGTCTGTCGGCGGGTCCTGTCCTGCCGCGCCAGTTCGGCCAGGATTGCCGCCCGCATCGGGTCGGGCAGCGGGAGTTTGAATATCGGGGTCCGCCCGGCTTCCGTGCCGGGGACCCTGGGGCGGCCTGCTGTCATGTCCTCAGCCCGGCTGCCTGGAGCACGGCGCATACGACGCCATCCGTGTCTGCTTTAACCAGGTAGGCCACCTGGCCGTCCTGATTTTCGATCTTAATAATGCGATCACTGATTTCCGTCAACGTGTCACCGTAGGCGGCCACTTCCGCTTTGATTCCATCGACCTCGTAAGAGGTCAATGCCTCGAAGAATTTGGCTTGTGTGTTTTCTACCAAGAACCAGCCCATCTGCCTTCCCCTCTCCGGCTTGGCCCATCGCCTCACCTCTTGGGATAATTGTATGGCCATTTATTTAGAATTGCAAGCGTTTTTTGATCTGACTCGAACGTGAAAACAACGTGAAAACCGGGGGGCGGTTTACGGCCCTAATTGTCACGTTCAGCCGCTTTATTCACGCGTCCCGCACTTTACGTCGGTCGGCACCGATGCTGATTTTAGTCGCTTGTTTTCTGCTACAAGCTCAGCCACACGCTTTTCCGCACTCGGTCTGTTAATGTCGATATTCCCTGAGAACAGGGCCAGTTCGACTGCTACCAGCTTGTCGAGGAGCCGCTTATTGTGGCTGTAAACAATCCTGATTTCTTTCTTCAATTTCTTGATTTTCTTGCGCTTGTTCATTTTTAATCCTGCTGCGGGGTAATCTGGGCGCCGTATGGATCGGCTGTAACATCTAGTGGGTCGCGCCGCTCGCCAGTCCATGGGTTATAGCGCCACACAACTCCCAAGTACTCAGCTCTCCATTGTTCAGCGGACAGCAGTTTGTCGTAGTATTCGGCCCCAGAGTTTGGGGAACACCTTAGTGGTGCGGTTTGGTCCGGTCGTTTTTGCAGCGGGGCTAGATCTATTTCGATTAGAGTAGTTGGAGGCATTTCATATGCCGTGATTGCCTCGAGGATATAACTCCGCCCACCTGTCTTTCGCGTTAATCGCTTAGCCTCTGCGATAGCGTCTGCTCTTTTCTCGTGCCGGACAAATGATGGGCCGCCGCCGGTCACTGAAACCATCCAGAATTTTTCTACGCCTTCTTTAGTCATTCTTCAGCCCCTTCATGCTTCTGTAAAAATCCCACGCCGAGTCCTTCATAACGGTACTGCCGTGTTTTGTGTGGCTGATTATGTTTACTTTTTTGGACATGTTACGCACCCTTCTGGTTTCCCGGTGACTGCCCGGAATGGGCAGCCGGTGGATCTGAAATAGATACAGACTGTCATGATTGCTCGCTCATAGCTCATTTAGGTCAACATGCTTGCCCGTCCGGCGCCATATGTCCGTCCGCCGCAAATAGACCAGGTGGCGGCAGTGGTCACACATATCGCATCTGTTTGCCGGGTTTTTAATGGCTTTCGGGGTCCTGATCGAATATCTGCCGCAGTCGCACCGGACAACCCAGGCGCGAGATGAACAGGCCGACAGCCCGAGCACGGTGAACCGGCCAAAGCGCCTCCCGACAAGATCAACGTACCCTGCGCCCTTCCGAATGATTTTCGGAACTGGGACCACGGCTATTGGCACCTCGCTGTCACCCCCATTGCCCTTCGTGTTCGGCTCGTAGTGTTCCCCTCCGGACACAACAAGCCCAGCGATGCGGTTTATTGGCCCCCTGACAAGAATGTCATCAAGTTTCATAAGCTGCCCCCCTTCTTACCCAGCGTTTCGCCCATTGCTGGAGGCGTTTGCCCATGATGGGGTGCGTCAAGCAAAGCCGTAAGGCATCCCCGCCGGTGGCGGCGCGGAATTGGGCGTTCGAGGCCAGGATCATCATGGCGCGGTCGTGGAGGTTCATTCAATTCCCAGCTATTGCATTGATCGCGTCTATCAGCTCGTCCGCTTCATTTTTGGGGAGACCAAACGCCTGACCGTTGATGACAAGCTCCATCCATTTGTCGTTGTCCTCATGCTCGCGGACATCCATCAGGTCCCCGTCACTATTCAGGGTCAATTGGGTTGTGCTTCTAATCACGTTTATTCTCCTCAAAAAGGTATCTCATCAAGCCAACAATTGCACCCAGCCTGGCCTTCCATCTCCCGCATCTGGGTCGAGATTAACTTTCTAACCGCTTGCCTCGACGCTCAAGAGTGCGAACCGTCGTTAATTCGCACCAAAAAAGTCGGCATGTGGTGTTGACCGTATGGCTCGCCAGTGTGATTTTTGCATCCTTGATTTGAGCAGTACATCCACCAGTCCTCCCCAGGATGCAAGTCCCCCATCTGGCCATTGCAACAAGCAAAAATCACAGGCCACCCGCAAGCATTGCAGTAGGCGTTCGGTTCACATTTGGCGGTGTTAGATAATTTTGGTTTCATTTTGCCGTTACCATCTGTCGCATGTCTGATCGAGGAACCAATATGAAATTAAGGTCTATATGCTCGACCGGGATAATCAGCATCCGCCTGTCTCCAGACGTAGTTGGGGCCTTCCGCGCCACGGGCGACGGATGGCAAACCCGCATTGATACGGCCCTGCGCGACTGGCTCAAGTCGCACTCTCCGGCGTAGGGGCCAGGGTCAATCATGCCTTTGACCCCTGCCTCGGCGAGGCCGGCAACGGCATCCAACGTGCCAGGTCGCATTCACCGAACGTTTCATTCTCGAAATAGGTATCTTCCCACCGCCCCTGAAATAGACTGATCTGCGGCGCGGCTCCGATCCAGTTGCCTGATACCCCGTTCCACATGGCAACGACAGTGCTTGCGTGGCTGTCGAATTGCGCGAGAAAGGCGCTCATATCCTTGGGAGCCGTTTCCGGTTTGCGCCATTTCATTTCGTGCGCTCTTTAAGCTGAGTCGTGATCCACTTGATCATCGACTTAGAGGATACGTTGTCGTAGCAGTCCTCACATAGAGGCCCGACTTCGCCTCGTATTAGCGAGTCTTCTTCGCTTCTCCCGGTCGGCCTTCCGCATAGAAAGCATCGTTGAATTGGTTGTGGTTCTCGGATCAGTTCATCGGCTATGCTCTCAACTTCCCCTGCGACTTCCCCCACGACTTCCTTATTCGCCACTCGATCCAGCAGTTCGCTTAATCCACCTGGGGCGAACAGTTCGGACGGTTGCGCGTCCTGAATTGGGATTATTTCATTCATGTTCGTGTGCCTTAAAAGTCAATTTCCACTGTTTCTAAATTGGTACTATTTGTTTTGGATAGCCTCAACCATTGGATTTCCCTTGGATGTAATGCAGCACAGGGGTTTTGTTCGGTGCTGCAATTTCAGCCGGAGCCGATTTAGCGGCTTCCAAAACGAAGTGCGCTTTCCGCAAATTGTGCTCCTGTCGAGCCTTGCCGATGTCGTCCAACTCACTGGCCGGAACCATGGCGGTCAATCGAGCCGACCGACCCACTTGGCGCAACCCATGGGTCAGGCGCCCGGTCTCTTTGGTAATACGTTCAGGACTGGTCAAAATCTTGAATTTGCCGTGTTCGCGGGCAACGAACAGGTTCATTTCATTCAGAACCTGACGCCTCCAAGCGCTAGTCACCGCTTGATAGCGCGAGGTCTTCGGCACCAGGTCCGTAATGGCCATGATTTCAGCGTCTTCGATCTCCTGACCGACGGACAGGGTTTTGAAGTGCTCCATGATTTTTTTCACATCCGGTCTAGTCGGAATGCCACCTAAAAAAAGACCCATCTCATTCACCTCGCCCAAGTTGATTTAGAAAATTTGCGCATTGCGCCCTTGCCTTTCCAGGCCACACCAGGACCGGCCCCGCCTGCCCTGCCCCGCCCAGCCCAACATCCTGGTGTCTCCACCGCCCAGCAGCCTCATGAGAAGCCGCTAGACGCTGAATTCTTCAGCCCTTGCCTTGCCCGACCCTGCCGGCCTGGCCTCGCCGGGCCATGCCCATCCTGGCCCAACATCTGGCGTCTCCACCGCCCATGAGACTCATCGAATCCCATGGACGCTGAATTCAGCCCTCGCCATACCAAGCCGATCCTTGCCCCGCCGTGCCCGGCCAATCCCGACCGCGCCACGGCCAAAACCTAACTAAACTTCCTTAACCACTGCCGAAAACATCCCATGCGTTCCCGGTTTTTTGGGTGCGCTGGGACGCCAGTCCCCAATCCCTTTGTATTTACCGGCATAAGAAAGAATCGACTCAAGCACCGTCTTGGTGATCTGCGGATCCTGGACTGCCAACACCCCGGAGCAGGACCATTGGCGGAACATGGGTCGAACCCGGATGTGCTTGGCGGTCCCCACTGCTGCCCGCTTCACCAACAATTCAAACCCCATGGACTCGACCGCTTTTTCATGGGCTGGGAAGCTGGACTCTTGCATTAGTGCCGTGATGGCAGACATTGGCACCTCTTTACCGGATGCCAGCAGGGGCCAATAGAGATCCTCGGGCAAAATCCCGGATTGGGATTGGGTCTTGAAGGTCTTACCAGACCGTCCGCCGGGAACCGGCACCATGGCACCGCCCTCGCGCAGTGCGACCATGATCACGTCTGCCGGAATGCAAACGCGGTCACCATCAGAATATAGGTAGCCAACCCATTTATAGGCAGGGGTTCTGTCGTCCCCATTCACCTTCACCGATTTATTCGCCGGGTCATCGGACCAAGCCTTCATTCTGTCCGCCCACTTGACGTCATCCGCATGCATTAGCAGCGGACTGACTCCGGTCAACGTGATATTGAAAAACTGCATCATTGTTCTCCGATAAAAACCTTGCCTTGCCTCGCAATGCCGAGCCGATCCGATCCGAGCCTGGCCATCCTGGTGTTTCCACCGCCTAGGGTTCTCAGAGAAACCCCTAAACGCTGAATTCAGCCCTTGCCTGGCCTAGCCGCGCCCTGCCCATCCCTGCCGAACCGGACCTTGCTGCCTTGGTGTCTCCACCGCCCATGAGACTCATCGAATCCCATGGACGCTGAATTCAGCCCTTACCGTACCTAGCCTGGCCAATCCCTGCCTAGCCTCGCCCAACCACTCCAAAATTAAAAAGGAATATCGTCAAAATACTCATGCTGCTCACATCCAGAATCAAACCAATCCGCTGGGATTTTCTCGTTATAGAAAGCACAGAAGCTGTCTCCATCCAGATGCCCGCAAGTCGCGCACGATGTACTCGACTTGGAATCCAACATAGCAAGCACCTTATGAAGCAGTGGTCGTAACACCGCTTTTTCTTCGCTGGTTAACTCATTCAAATTCATAGCCGACGATCTCCGGATATTTCCCATTCTTGATGGTGATGGTGGTAGGACGCTTCACGATGTCGGGAAGAGGCAATTCGAGAGCGTCTTTAACGGTCGGCGGGACCGGGATTGCCGTGCCGACTCGCCGAATCCACCATTGCGCCGCTTTGGCCCTGGCATAGCCGTCATGGCTTAGACATACCCATTCAGATGCCACTCGCAACATCCCATCGTAATAATCCACTCGCAATGAGGGGAGCTTTCCGATGCTCTGGTGGTGCCGGTAAAAGCAGTGAGAGACCTTGCGAGTGACTAGGCTTTTCGTATCCGTCGAAAGCACCGGCGCATCGCTTGCCGTAGCGAAATGAGAAGGCGCGTCAGCGAACTCGAACACATGCCCGCAAGCGCAAATCCGAACCGATGTAGCAACCTTGGCGCCGCATCCTGGACAGACCTTGATAGGCGCCGCTGAACCGTCCTCTTTTGGTTTGGGGATCCAGGCTTTTACTTGGTCCACCGGCCCATGCCGGGTTGTATTGCCGGCAAAATCCAGCACCAGGCAGTCCGTTTTGCCGGGAGCGATCCGCATCCCGCGCCCCATGATCTGGACGTAAAGGCCGGGGCTTTGAGTGGGTCGCAAAACCACCAGCAGGTCTGTTGCTGGTACGTCGAATCCGGTCGTAAGCACGTTAGCGTTAACTAAAGCCCTTATACGTCCGTTTCTGTAGCTGGCAATTAGATTGTCCCGCCTGCCTTTGGGGGTTTTCCCTGTTACGCACCCAGCGGGGATCCCTCGAGCCAGCAATGCCGCTGTTACATGCTCGGCATGGTTAACCCCGGCGCAGAAAACAAGCCATTTGCCCCGATCAGCCCCATAAGTCTCGACTTCGTCTAGGGCTGCATGAGTTACGCTGTCCTGGTCAACGGCGCGTTCTAGCTGCCCCTGGATGAATTCACCATTGCGACTTTTGACTCCCGACACATCCAACTGGGTCGTCGTGCTCTTGGTCACGAGGGGGCAGAGAAAGCCCTCTGCAATCAATTGGAGCAAGCCGATCTCATAGGCCACGTCGGAGAACAGGGCCATATCTCCGTGAGTCAATGCCCCTGTGGTGGTGCGAAAAGCCGTGGCAGTCAGGCCAACAATCCGAACGTCCGGGTTGATCTCCCTGGCGGCATCAAAAAAAACTTGGTAGCGGCTACCCGCATCGCTACCGATCAGGTGGGCCTCATCGACGAAAATCAGGTCGAATCGGCCCAGGTGCAGGGCCTTGGTAAAAACCGACTGAATCCCCGCAAAAATCACCGGGTTGAAGGCATCCTTCCGGCCAAGTCCCGCCGAATAAATCCCCAGCGGTGCTTGGGACCATACAGATTTAAGCCGGGAGGCGTTTTGCTCAATCAGTTCCTTAACGTGGGTCAGCATCAACACCCGCTGGTCCGGCCAGGTAGCGAAGATCTCCTGAATAACAGCAGCCAAAACAACGCTCTTGCCGCTGCCTGTTGGCAACACCAACAAAGGATTCCCGTCCTTGTTCGCCCTGAACCAGTCGTACAGGGCATCAATGGCGGCTCGCTGGTGCGGATACAGGGTAATCATCCGATTAGCTCCGCCTGAAACCTGGCTCGAAAAGCTGCTGCTTCCGGGTCACCGATCATGGCAACGTTGGCGGCGATTTCCCGGCTTAGCCATCCTTGGGCGCCGTTGATAATGGAGGTGCCATCCTTGTCGTATTCGACCCAGGCTTCCGCACCAGTCTGGCCGGAATTAACCGCCTTCCATGGGAGAAGCTCCGGGATGAAAATGTGGTTAGGGCAACCGCTGCTCTCTCGCTGTACCTGCACGTCCAGGTCACACCCAAAAGCAGCACAACTCCACCGGCCATCCCCGTCCAATTCAGGCGTCGCGTGGGCACAGGTTCGGCAAGTTACTTGCGGGATAGCCTGCTCATGGCAGATCGCATGGTGGCTGCACCACTTGCACTGATACCAGTCGGGCCTTTCGGACATCTGTTCCGGCGGGGTTTGCGCCGTAATGATTCGCAACGCCTTGGCTTTCAGAGCCTCAAAAATGTTCTGGTCGAAATTCGTTCTGACGCTGATGGTGTGGCGACCGCCAGGGGTGGCGCAGGTCAGGTAATGGCGATCTAATTTCGCGTATCCCATGTAAAGCTGAGCCTGGCCGAAATAGACCGCATCCCATTCCTGAAGGGCGGCCTTTTCTCCGCGATCCTGTTTGAGCTTCAGCAGGCTGGCTTGTTTTTTGGGGTCGGTTTGCTTGTGCTCCCAGACATGCCAGGTTTTGGGCGCTTGGATCAGGCCCAGGATCACGCCGTCCATGTGGCCCCGGAAATGGCCGCCATGGTCGACGTGGCCAAACTGCTTGCCTGTTCGATGGTCGATGACATACAGCGTGATGGCCGGTAGCATCTGGAGCCGCTTGGCCTGTAGGTCCTCGCCTATGTGGCCGTCTTCAAACCGCTTGAGGGCATCCGCAGGCCAGCTTGACCGACTGGCCCAACGAAAGTCGTACCAAAGCGCCCTGGAACACTCCCGCCCTATCGAGGACATTCCCAAATAAGGGCGGGCTTGCTCTGCGTTCCCCTGGGCCTGGATAGCCGAGTCAACGGCCTCCAGGGTAGGGTCAGGGGCGCACATGTTCGGCATTACTGCCACTTAAGTACCTACCGCTTCCAGGGAATGCTGGGGCGAGGGGCGGCAGCCTGGGGCGGAATCCCCACCGTCCCAGTGGCCGCCTGGTGATGGCCTGGTTGCTGCTGCGGGTATCCCATGGGCTGCTGGGGCTGAGCCATGGGAGCCTGCTGCGGGTAACCCATGGGAGGTTGCTGCTGGGGCTGAGCCATGGGAGCCTGCTGCGGGGGTTGAGCCATGGGAGGCTGGGAGAATGGCTGAGGAGCACCAGCCGCCTGCTGATTAGCGGGCTTGTATGCTTTGATTTCGTTCTTCGGGCCGTATGCGGGATCGTTTTTCACGACCACTCTGGCTACCACCGGGATGTTGTGCAGTTGGGAGCTATCGCTAAGCTGCAACACGCCAGTCGCGTGGCAGATCCCGGACAGTTGCCGTTGACCGATCTCCACCGTTTGGGGGTTGTTGTTCTGCAGCTGGATGTTGTCCCAGACCATGCGCCCCGCGCTGGGGCCGTCCAGGACCTGGAGGGAGATGGCCAGGTAGCTTCCCATGCCGTTCTTGGTGGTCTTTACCTCGGAGTCGATGGCCATGACCAGGTAGTCACCGGCGGCGAGGGGCGTGAAGCTGTCCTGGGGGGAAACCTGGGACGCATCAAAATAGTTCAGTTGTGCCATTTTGTTACCTATTGGGTTTTGGTTTGGGCTATAGACATGGCCGCGATAAAGGCGGACCAATCGAGAGGGATGGTTTCTGGCATCCCATAACGATTCTTGGCGATGTACGCGGGCCGCTCGACCAGGTGGAGCAATCGCTCACCGGTCCCCATGCCTCGCACATTGAGAACTTTGTCTTTTTCCGGGTTTTTGCCCTGGAACGCCGTCGGGTCTTTATCCCGCTGGATGAGGACTCGCCAATTGGCGAACCCGATCACATCGGCTCGTTCATAGAGCAGGTGGAATGCTCGTTTGTGGAGCTTGATGGTATATCGGTCATAAGGCTCGACTTCCGGGCTGTCGAACCGAGTTACCTCGGAATGAGCAATCAGAATTGGAAGAATGCCGCGTTGATCTCGCAAGGCAATGATCCCTTGCAGCAGGGTGGCCCAATAATCCATGGCCAGGACGTAGCCGCGCCCGTAGCCAAGATCTTCGATTGACGACTTGTTGGCATCCTTGGCAACTTGAGCCCATATCAAAGGCTCCAATGCGCTCATGGAGTCGATGACCACGGTCTTGTAGCCGTGCTCCTCGCTATAAATCGCGGTCATAGCCTCCATGAGGTCCGACCATTGATTGATGATCGGGAAAGAATCCGGCCCCAGGTTGCCCAGGCCGTCCTCAGTCATGAGGAAGATCGGCGCCTCGGAACAAGCCGCAAAGGTGGTTTTACCGATGCCAGGGCTGCCGTGAAGCACCACGATGGGCGGCTTGATGGACCCGCCCTTGCGGATGGAGGAAAGATTGATGGCCATTGACTAGGCTCCCAGCAACTCGACCGATACGGACGCCTTGGCAGGCTTTGTGATCAAAGCCGGGAGGAACCGGCTATAGGCGTCTGGGTTTGCCTTTTCCACCGCCTTCAATCCGGAAAGGCTCAATTCGGGTCTGTACTTGACGATTTGCCCAAAGACCTTCGGATCCATTTCGGCCTGCACTTTTTGAAGCTCATCCGCAAGCAACGTGCGGGTGAGCTTGCCGACGGTCGAAACTTTGAAAAACTCAGTCTTGATCGTGGTGGTGCCCTCTTCCTTGAATCCCACCATCTGGAGGATGGTTTCCTCAGCTTTCAGGCGATTGTTCCGGGCTTGTTCCTCGTTGGCTTTGGCTTCTCGGAGGTTTTGAATGGCCAGGTCTAATTCGGTTGGTTCGTTCATTTTTTTCCCTCGGTTAATTGCCGATTACCTGCGTTCGGCGGCCCGGTAGTCAGTAGGCACGGGCGGGGTCGGTCTGGGCGGCCATGAAAAGGAGCGCTCGCCTTCCGACTGCCGGGGTTTTAGGGCACTCGCCGGCTTGCCCCTCGTCGCCCGCGCTAAAAACAGTGTTCTCTGATTTCCTCGTACCGATCTGCCGAGGATTCCTCGGCAGTTGCGGCCTGGGCTCGCTGGATGCGCCGCTCGGCTAGGCGTTCGACCAGGGCTTCCAAAACGGCGATCTCGGCGCCCCTGGCGACCGACTCCAACTCGTCCAGGGAGCAGATTGAGCGCACCAGGGAGCACTCGCGCTCCAGTCCTGCGTCGGCTTCTGCCTCTGCGGCTTGCCTGGCCTGAAAGCGGGCCAGATCGCGGGTAAAGGTGCAAATTCCCATTGTCCTACTCCCAATTTGCGTACAAAGGTTTCTTGGGCGCGGCTGCCGCGATGGCGGCCACCCGCATTTTGTTGGCCTCGCGGCCGGCCTTAATTCGGTCGGCGGCCTGCTGCTTTTCCACCGCGAAGCGCACCGCCGAACAGCGCCGGGCAGCCTGTTCTTTCTCGAACTCCGTTTCGTACATGGTCAGGTCGATTGGGACGATCCTGACCGTCTCGGCGATCCCGACCTGCCATGGGCGCTTTTCTGAAACCTTTTTCTTCGCGGCCCGGTACGGGATCCGCTTGCCCGTCTCAGTCAGAAGACCCTTGGCCTGCCGATAGGCCAGCAGGGCGGCGGCGCGCTCAACCACGCGCTGCGCCCAATCCTCAGACGGACGGCCGGCAAATATTGCCCCGCGCACCCGTTTCTGGGCCTCCTCCTTGGACCGGATAAGGGCCTGTTCTTCTGGAGAAAAACGCTCGAAACTGGTGCTCATTCCGCCTCCCAGGCCGCTTCCATCGCGGCGTTAAAGCGATTGGCCTTGGCCTGGTCCATCAAGACCACCCTGGCGCTGCCGCCGTAGAATTGGGCCACCAGGGCGCCAGGCTGACCCTGGTCGGCCATCTGCTGGAGAGACTGGAGAAGGGGCGCGAGTTGCGCCTGCTGCTCCGGGGTGAGGGTGAGGGTGGTGCTCATGCCCAATAATCCCCGTACTGCATGAGGTCGCGGGCGTACTCCCTGGCGCTGATTAGGGCGCGGGCTGCGGAATAACCGCGAGCCACCAGGGTCCGGGCGTAGTGCCCGGTGCGGATGGCCAGCTTGAAGCTGAGGCCGATCAACTCGGCCTGGCTTTTTGCGATGCGCCTGACCGCCTCTTGGCGGTCGAGGTCTCTAATTTGGATGTGCCCGTTTTCCACTGCCTACACCCTCTCTGTGACTGGATGCGGGTTACCATCGTCCCGCTGCCGGGGCCTGTGTCGCCAGCCCGGCGGGTGGCGTTCCTGCGTGTTGGTTGGAACGTGTGAGAATAATAGCGGAGCTATCAAAAGCAATCAATAGCAAAGCTTAAAATTTTCGCAAAAAAAACCCGCCGAAGCGGGTTAGATTTAAGTTACTATGGAGGCGATGGGTCTATCCGGAAGCCTCTGCCTGAACAATAATATTCGCTGCCTCTTCAGCCGCGTAAACCAGCCGAACACGAATTTCCCGATGGGCCCCAGCCGCTTCCAATGATAGCTTGGCTATTGATCTTCAGTCATAGCTAAGCTATAGTGTATCGCATGAATACTTATCCTAAAGTGCCCGCCGTTCAGCGGGCTTGCACCCTCGTTGACGGCGCGGGGAACCTCGCCGCCCTGGTGGGGGTAACCCAACCGGCTGTGTACCAGTGGTTGCACGGCCTCCGTCGCGTTCCAGCCGCACGGTGCCCAGCCGTAGAACGAGCCACGAAGGGCGCCGTTCGGTGCGAGGAACTTCGGCCAGACGTGGATTGGGCGATTCTTCGAGTGCCTGTCCCAGCAGAGGATCAGGCGGCGTGAAACGGTTTCTCATGATCAGTCCTCCTGTTGGCCCTGGGTCATCCCCAGGGCATTTTTTTGGGGGGGTGCAGATGACGTGACGCGACCATTCGTGATTAGCGCCAAGGTTTCCGGTCAGGTGGCGCATTTGAGCAGTATCGCCTGGTTTTTGGAGACGCGCCCAGTTTACCGGGTAAACAAAAAGATCGAGAAGCACAGGAGTCCGACTGATGAAATACAGAGCCCGCATGATTGCCGACGGAAAAATCCTAAAACAGGCATTAGTGGATTTCCCAAACCCAAAAGCCGCTGAAAACGAAATTTATGCCGGGGTCCTGGAGCCCGGTTGCCCGGCAGATCCCCTGCTGCAATCCCTGAGCGGCAAGCCGATCAGATGGGTGGAATTGGAGTTGGTCAGGTGATGCGCCATGGCCAGCCATCCAGAAATGTTCGCTAAGCAGCGGGACATGACGACCGACACCTACGGGAAGCCACGCATACCCATCGAGGGAGCCTCCAACGGAACATCCCTGGAGTACGCCCTCCGTTATGCAGCGTTAGGCTGGCGAGTATTCCCCTGCCACAGCATCGCCGACGGTGCCTGCACATGCACGGATCCGCAGTGCGCTAGTCCGGGGAAACACCCCATCCGACAGTTGGTGCAGGATGGTCTGAAAAGCGCTAGCACCAAGGAAGATCTCATAAAGGCCTGGTGGCACCCCAAAAACGCGCCATGGGCCAACGTCGGGATCCGAACCGGTCCTGAATCCGGGTTCTGGGTGCTGGACGTGGACCCCATTAAGGGGGGCGAGGATTCTTTGGACAATCTGCTGGCCACTCACGGTGGCCTGCCGGATACCGCAGAGGCGATCACCGGCAGTGGTGGCCGCCATATCCTGTTTGCCTACCCCCCCAATAAAAAGATCGGGTCAAGCACAAACAAGCTGGGGCCGGGCCTCGATATTCGAGGGGAGGGCGGCTACATCATTGCCGAACCCTCCCTGCATATCAGCGGCCAAGGCTATGCGTGGGAGGGCTCTAGCGACCCTCTGGAAGGCGTGGCATTGGCCGCCGCGCCTGAGTGGATATTAGGCCTGATCGAGGCTCCAGCCTCTGGCCAGCGTTCGCCTGGCCAACCTCCAACCGGACAAATGATCCCGCCTGAGCAGGTGCTTGAGCTTCGACAAGCCCTGGGTTATCTGGACGTGGACGATTACCACACCTGGGTTCAGGTTGGGATGGCGCTGCATTCCAGCGGCGCGCCCAATGCGTTCGGTCTTTGGAACGAGTGGAGCATTGGGTCAGATAAGTATTCCGCCGAAGCCATGCGCCCGAAATGGGCAACCTTCCGGGATCACCCTAACGGCGTCGGACTCACCAGCATTTTTTCCTGGGCGCAAGAACTCGGCTGGGTGAACCCGGCGACACGAGAGGCGCAGCAATTCCGGGAACGGTTCGAGGAATCAACGGGCTATTCGTTTGCGGAACTCGAAAAAGTCCCGCAGAAAATCGAAGTCGTCGCCCCTCCCAAACACACCTCTGATCCCTGGCCGGTCGCAATGCTGGATCAGGTGGAGCAATGGATCTCGGCAACGGCGCCGATCTCCTGCCAGCGAGTGTCCCAGCAAGCCGTTCTCAGCCTCGTGTCGGCGGCTACGGCTAGACGATACCGAACCCCCCAGGGGGAGCCGACCAGTCTGTACCTTGGCGTCGTATCCCGGTCGGTTGGTGAATTGCGGTTTGCCCACCAGGCGGTTTTCCAGATCATGCGCGAGTCCGGTTTGCGCCGGATGGTTCGCAACACCCGAATTCCCTCGCCAGCCTCCCTATACCGGAGTCTGATGCGATCACCGGCATTGCTGTACCAGTCGGACGACTACGGCGGCCTGGTGGCATTCGCCAGGCGCCAACCCAGCGGGGTACAAGAGTCCCTGCTGTCGCTCCTAGCGCAAATCCATGGCGGCCAGGACCTAGCCCTGGACCACATCGACGAGGCTGGGATCAAGGCCACGGCACTCGGGGACCAGCAGCCGATTTTTTATTCACCCTCCGTCACCCTCCTAGCCCTTATTGGCCAGGACCAACTGGTGACCCTGCTGCGAACCTCAGAGCTAGGCCGGGGCGCCCTGGAGCAAATGCTCCTGGCCATTGCCGATGGGGACGACGTGGCCGGCCAAGAGCCAGTCCTACAGCCGATCCCACCTATCCTGGGGACGCACCTCTGCACCCTCCGGGGAGTGCCGCAGCAGCCCCCAGGGATCGACCTGGATCCCGAGCAACTGTTTTCCGGGAATGCCGGACTTCAGCCGATCCTCATTACCGTCCAATTCCCCAGCGACATGAGCCCTTACTACGCGCCCCTAGACCTGTCCAATGACCGAGCACTTAGGCCGGTCCTGACGGCGGCCAGGGGACACGTCCGTCGAATCGCCGCTGCACTGGCCGCTTGGCAGAACCCAAGTCAACCAGTGGCAGACGACGCGATTTGTAGCTTTGCGGCGCGTTATGTTTCCAGTAGGATAGCCGAGCTACTAGAGCAGTATGAGGTCCTGCACGGGGACGATGGGAAGCTCTCGATTTATGACCAGGTGCTGACCAAGATTTTAGAGGCCAAGCAGCACGGCATCCCTAGGCGGGCGCTAACCCAAGGGTGCTGGGCCTTTAGGAATCTATCATCTGAAAACCGTGGGAAGCTTCTGGAATTGATGCTTTCGGACGAATCTATCTATGAGATAGAGGTTAAAAACGGAAACAGGACAGGGAAGCGTCTGGTGGCAGCGAAGTTCATCAAGCAGGTAACCAAGTAGGTTTGATATGAACGACAAAATACATATTTCATTCCTCTACGCCTCTCAACACGTTTTTCCTTGCTGGATCAGCAAGTTACAGATCGTTGAGACATTGAGCCTCGCGCGCGCATGTAGGGTGTAGTAATTAAAAAAGTAAAACCCCCTTATACATCAACGTCTCAACGTTTGACTAACTCATTGAACCATAAAAGAAATAAGGCGTTGAGAGGCATTGAGGGGCATCTACAGGTTAGGTTGACAGGATTTACCTTTAGGGAACTAGACATGCTAAAAGAACTAAATTCAAGCAAAATGGGCCGGAACAGTTCCCTCCCGGATTCCAAAAGGCAGGTCGGTAACCAGGATGGGGTCACGTTTTGTTACCCCATCGCGTCAAGGGGTCCTGTTCAACCGGATCCCTTGGTATCTGGAACGAACAGCGGCAATCCATAGGCCCCCTCAAGTCATGGCCGCCACCCGCCTTTACAACCATGAAGAAGGGAACTATGCTTTCTACGTCGCCCCCCGTGGGCGGCCGGGTATGACAGCCCGCAATCCGAGCGCCCAGGCGCTCACCCAGAGCGCTTTTTTTGTGCCCCCAGTTTCTGGCGGGTGCAACGGGGGCGCCCTCGGGCGCACCGCCCCTCGGAGCGGTACTGTCATCCCCGTTGCATCCGCCTCCCAATTCCTTATGACAGAGGAACGAGGCGGTTCTCAAGCCTACTCGAGGATCGTTCTATGACTAACTCCCTCCTTCCCGTTTCCGCCGTGTCCCTGTCCAATGGCCGCCCGATGACCCTCAGTCAGTCGGTGGCCGAAGTGTTTGAGAAGGAGCACTTCAACGTACTGCGAGACATCGATGGCCTAGGATGTTCCGCTGAGTTTCGTCGCCTCAATTTTGAGGCTACGTTCCGGGCGGTCCCTGGCCCCAACGGGGCGACGCGCCAGGAGCGCTGTTTCGAGATGACCAAGGACGGCTTCACGATCCTCGCCATGGGCTACACCGGCGCCAAGGCGATTAAGACTGGAACGAGGAGCGGTACGCGCCTGGTACTTACCGGGATTCGCTCCCATGGCTGAGCTAACCCCCTCCCAACAAGCAGCCCTAAACACCCTCCTGGACTTCGCCCAAGGCAAGCTGGATACGACCCTGGCCGTGCTGTCCGGATGGGCTGGGACAGGAAAGACATTCCTTGTCGCCCAGATCCTGACCATGCTCCCGAATCACCTTTCCATCGCTGTCGCCGCACCGACGAACAAGGCGGTTCGGGTGCTGCGGGAAAAGTTGGCCGAAGCGGGTGTCCTCATGGATGATGATCCGGTTGAGCCGGGGACTGACCGGCAGGATGCCGAAACCATCGCCTTTGGCTCCGTCCATTCGTTCCTGGGCCTGCAACTGTCCGAGCGAGACGACGGCACCCAGGAATGCCGGGCATCGAGAGACCCCACCTTGCACCGCTACAACCTGGTGGTGGTGGACGAGTGCTCGATGATCGGGGAGGACCTGTTCCGCCAACTGGTCCTGTCCAAGCGACAAGCGCGAATTCTTTTCGTCGGCGACCCGGCGCAACTACCGCCGATCCAATCCAGCGACGCGATCAGCCCGGCATTCTCCCAGGTGCAATTACAGGTGCGGCTGAACGAGATCGTTCGGCAAGCTGAAGACAATCCCATCATTGCCCTGTCGGTCAAGATTCGCCAGGCCATGGAGGTCGGTAACCGCATTGACGCGATCACCATGGCGTCCGTCCTGCCCCCCCTGCCGGCCAAAGCCGCCCTGGTCGCTGGCGACTCCCGCACCATTGCCGAATTCGCCCTCTGGGAGCTTAGGGAGGGCCGTGATGCCCGCGTGGTGGCATTCACTAACGCCAACGTGCAGATGTTTAACCGCTACATCCACGACGCCCTACACGGCCTGACAGAGCACGCCTTCGTGCCTGGCGAAAAAGTCATCATCCACCAGCAGACCAGCGGCTACTACCTGGACGATGACGGGAACATGTCGGTCGGGTCCACGACTCTGATCACGAGCGAAGAGGCCGAAATCGTCAGTCTGGAGCGCAAGGATCACCCCCTGTACCCAACCGTGCCCTCCCTGTGGGTCCGCCTGCGCCGCGAGGACGATTCCCTTGTGGGCGTGTTCCTGGCCATCTCCCAGGACGACGTGGAGCGAGCCGTCACCCAAGGATTCGCCGAATGGCGGAGACTCAAGTCCATGTCCAATGCCGCCGAATTGCTGGGCCAGCACAAAGAAGCCCAATCCCTGCTTTACGACTCCAAAAAAGCCTCAGCGCAAGCTTGGAGCCTGCGCCGGTCCTTCGCCCCTCTGCGACATGCCTACGCCCTCACGGCACACAAATCCCAGGGCAGTACGTTCGATTCAGCCATCGTCGATTTGAACGACCTGGGGAAGATGAAAAGCTCATTCCAGTTCAATCGCGCCCTTTACGTCGCAGCAACCCGAGCTCGCGAGCACCTCGCCATCGTCGCATGAGCAGCAGTAACCTAGAAGAATTGTTTTCATATTATGTCCGGGTCGCAGGATTGCCAACGCCGGAACGGGAAATCAGACCGATCCCTAGTCGCCGATGGCGCGTGGACTTCGCCTGGCCAAGCCATCGCATCGCCCTGGAAATTGAAGGCGGCTCATGGAATGGCGGTCGGCATACCCGAGGAGCAGGGTTCGAGCAGGACTGCGAAAAATACAATGCCATCGCATTGGATGGATGGACGCTCATTCGAGTGACCGGCGCCATGATTCGAGATGGGCGGGCATTGAAAACAACCGAACAGGCTATCGCCATGGCTCAAGAGATTAAGGCACAAAGCCTGGAGCGTGAGTAATGACTTGTCGAACCTGTATTTACCTGGGATCGACTGGGTGCCAGAAAACATCAAGCCCATTGAAAGGGTGCGTTTTGCAATTGGAGAAGGCGGAATGAGTGTCGAGACTAACCGTTTGGTTGCAGTGACTGTGGTCCCTGCTAAGGATGGGACCTATTTGTTGATCCCAATAATTAGCGAGCCCGGCACAACTAGAGAACGAGATGTCGATGAAGGCATAACTGTGGATTTTGAACGGGCACCAGTGATTGCTTGGCGGGTGATGTCCTACAAGGGAATCTGTTTAGATCGAGATGAGGAATTCCCAGTAGTCCTTGGCGGCATGGGCGATGCTGAGGAAGGGTTTATCTTGCTCCCTGATGGCCGAGTTTGGTCGTATTCATTCGACAGGTTCTTCCCGAGCGTTTCAGATTGCTTGAAATATGTCCAAAGAATCGAGCGACGAACTGTAGCAACCCATCATTGTGCCTGCGGTGAATGCTAATGCGAACCTGCAATGCCTGCACCCACAAAATGACCTGCTACGCGAATGCAGCAGTCCACGATCTGATCCGGGATTTTCGCCTGCTGGCCCTGGACCGCATCGAGGCCGGGAAGTGCGAATGCCCAGGTACGGTGGACGGCCTGTTCCAGGCTCTCTGTGACGCCTGCACGGCATTCGTGGAGACGGAGTGATCAGAAATGAAGCGTAAAAAACTTTGGGCAATCCTGGTCCCAGGCAGTTGGGAATACTTCCCGGCCAGCAGTAAGGCCGAGGCAAAACGGGATCAAAGGCGCCACAATTCGTGGCTCGCGGAGTGGTACGTACGGCAGAAAGAATGTTCATCGCGTTTACTTCCGGAAGAAAAAAGCTGTCGAGCGCGTGTCGTTCGGTGGCCTTTCGGCAGGAAGGCATATGCGCGGGCTATGTCAGATATGGCCGATATGAGGCGTTGTGGGGAGCTTTGATGTGGAGCGCGATGCAATGAAATCGTCAAGACCGCACCCCCTTGAAAGCGTTGTTCTTCGCATGGCTGATGCAGGGGAAATTCTGGATGTAACAACAGTGGCATGTGCGCTGGCTGGAGGGTTATTTCGGGAGAAAAAAGGGCGAAATGCGTACAGGGTGGTGGCCGCAGACGTGCTTGGTTACATGACGAGTCAAGGAAAACTCATCCAGCACGGAGACTTCGGCCCACGCCCAGAGGATGGCGGCCCATATTTCACCGCAAAGCTTTGGACGCGCAGGAGTGAATGAAATGACGCGCCCAAGCTGGGACGAACACTGGCTCAAAGCGGCTGACCTGTCCGCTGAAATGTCCACTTGTGCCAGCGGCAGAAGTGTTGGCGCAGTAGCGGTACAGGACCGCCGCATTGTCGCCAGCGGGTTCAACGGTGTCCCGGCGCGGATCAAGCACCCCGATGTTTGCCTGCGCCGGGAATACGGAATCCCCAGCGGCGAGCAGCCTCATCTGTGCGGGTGCCAACATGCCGAGGCCAATTGCATATCCAATGCGGCTAGGCATGGCGCGATCCTATTGGGGGCGACGATCTATGTGACCTGCCAACCCTGCCAGACTTGCATGGGAATGTTGGCGAATGTGGGAATTGCTAGGGTGGTGTTTCGTGGCGCGTACCCGGATAGCCGGTCGCTGGATTTGGCCGCCGAGGTGGGTATTCGGGTGGATCAATTGCCATGAGCGACTACAACCTAACCCTCACCATCCGCAATGGCCTGCTGCTGTCGAAAATGCGCCAGGCCGGGCTGAGCACTGCTGCCGAGTTATCGAGAGCGACGGGCGTTGGTCAGACGGATATTGGCGAATATCTGCGACTATTGAAGAGCCCCTACAGAGCACAAACTGGTGAGTTGAAGCGCTCGGCTGAAAAGCTCTGCGACTATTTCGGGTGTATCATTGAGGAGCTATTCCCTAGGGAACATCTGTATAGACCGATGACGTCCAATCGGTACGAAGCCGACATATCCGCTGATAAGCTAGGCATTCTGTGCGGTCTGCGAGAGCCAATTGCGTTGGAAGATTTAGCGGATTCAGAGGATGAACAGGGCCAGCGGTTTAATGTGCTGTTCAAGATTGCAGAACTCAATCCCCATGAGCAGGCGATAATCAATTCACGCTTTGTTGATGAATTGGGCCTGGAGCAATCCGGGGCTAAAATCGGGGTCTCGAAAGAGCGGGCCAGGCAGATTGAAATGAAAGCGCTGCGAAAACTGCGGAAGTTCGGTTCGGTCATTCACGAGAAGTGGAGGGGCGAGAAGTATGAGCTGTGATTCCTGCCTACATGGCAGAAACCAAGGCCAGTGTCTGATAGGGCGCCTCGGGTTCCCCATGATCGGGGCGGGGTGTGCGAAGGTTGTTTATTGGGAGCGTCTGACTAACGAGAAGCCCCAGGAATGATTGAGCTATTCACCTGCCCTCGTTATGCCGGCGGCCTGCGACTAACCCCAATGTCTTGCGCGTCTCAATGGAGGCGCGGGAAAGACGCGCTTCCGTGGCAGTCGATCTATCCCTGCCGGGGTTGCGAGATCGGCGCGGTGAACGCCGGGGAGCCGCTGCCGGCCAAAGCGCCGGGCCGAACCCTGTGCTGCCGGTGCGGGAGAACGGGACTGAGGTTGGTGCGTGGGCAAATTTGCGTGAGTTGCTACAACCGGGAGCGCGAGGTCCGGATCGGTAAGGATCGCCGGGGCAACGTGCCGAGGTCGGCACCTCCCGCATTTTCTCTTGCGCTGATGCTTAGCAATGGCGACTCGTTTCGCGCCATGGCCACAAATCGGATCGAGTTGGCGATGTTCGCGGCTAGGAAGTTCCCAGGCGTTCACATGGCTCGCTATTTCATGGCGCCCCAGTCGGCCCAGGCGCGGCTGTTTACTGGCCTGGCAGCGAGGGTCCCGGCGAGAAGGATACTGGGAGCGCGAGAGGCGCCAATCTGGGTGCCTGTCACTATCAGGCGACCGTCGCTTCCGGTCCATGGGGATGCCCTGCCAGTGCGCGGTTCAGTCTTCTCATGGCCGGCACCGTCGTTGCCGGTCCCTAATTTTTCCATGTCGTTCTGGGGTGGCCTGTGAGCAACTGGGCAATTACTGACCATGTTTGTCGCATCTGTTTCGGTCGCCTGCTGGTCGGGCCAAAGCCGGATAAAGGCCAGCACCCCAGGGTGCAATGCGCCGACTGCGGGATCTATGTGGATGGCCCGATTAAGAGCCTGTGCTGTTGCGGGGCAAAGCTCCCAAATGGTAAGCCAGCGGGTTTTCGCTGTGCGCCGAACGCGAACAAATGCCCGGAGAGCCCCACTGAGGTGGTGGTTGAGTACGCGGCTGGGTGATCGTCAAGTTGGTGTCAAAATGCGTCAAGTTCTCATTTGACGGTTGACATTTTGATGATTTACTTTCTTGTAACTCTGCGGTCGTGATTGTTTGCTACTAGAACGCCCAACCCTATTGAGTAAATGACGATGCTTCAGCCGCTATTTCTGGTTTTTTCCAAGTCTTTTGTCGGACAGCATATGCGTCGGCTGAAGTCCGGGAAGATTGTTACTGTTGGACCCTACTACGACAAGCGTACTAGGAAAGGGATGGAGCATGCCCATGCTGAACATGGCCATGATCTGGGCGCCTTGAGCGATGAGCAAAAAGCCCTGTTTGAGCGGATGCACAAAGAACAGCATTTGCTACACCATTACCATGGTCACGCCCTGCGGAAACGGATTGCCGAACACGCTGAAGCTATCAAGTCCCTGACGGAAACCGCCAAAGCGCACCGAGCCGCTGGAAAAGAGGTGGAGGCGACTCAGGCCATTAACCGAGCACTGAAGCGCAAGAGTGACCTGCTGAGGCACCAGAAAGAGCTTGCCGATGTAGATGCCAAGGTGGCGGGCATTGGCGCCATGAAAGATCGCTTGGTTTCCGGGTCTGGTTCGGTATCAGACAGTACCGATGAGTC